GTGTAACTTAAATTTTGTAGCTACAATTAGCGATAATTAATTTAATTTTGTAGCTACATTTCACTTTTTAGTATTAACTTTGTAGCTACAATTTATTTTATGAAAAAAAGCAACCCAATTGGAGTAAGATTTGACTTATATAAGTTGGAAATGATTCAAAAAGAGCAAAATTTGACATCTGTTCAGCAAGTGGTCAATTATTTGATGGATAATTACGGCAAAAGCGCCTCAAATTTGGAAGATGTACGCAAATCGGTACAAATACCAGTACAAAGTGAAAAAAAGCCAATTTTGGAGCCTCCTAATCACTTAACTGGAATAGATTTAGTGATATGGAAAGCTGAAAATCAAAAATAATTCGTAAATTAGCGTATGAAAAACAAACTACAGATGATGAAACGCGCGGATGGATCATATTCTCGTAGGGGATTATGGGATAATATTCGTGCCAACAAGGGTAGTGGTAAGAAGCCAACTGCCGAAATGTTGAAACAAGAGAAAAAAATTAAAGCAATGAAAAAAAATAAATAGTTATGTCAGGAGCTTGGCAAAGAAAAGAAGGTAAAAATCCAGAAGGCGGATTAAACGCAAAAGGTCGTGCATCTTATAATGCTGAAACTGGTGGCAATTTAAAAGCCCCAGTTAAATCTGGCGTTAATCCTAGAAGGGTTTCTTTTGCTGCTAGATTTAGTGGCATGTTAGGTGCTATGAAAAAGCCTAATGGAGAACCTACTCGTAAGGCATTAGCATTAAAAGCTTGGGGATTTGGTAGCGTTGAAGCTGCTCGTAAATTCGCAAATAAACATAAGAAATCATAATGGATAAAGACGTTTGTGTAACTCATGACATTTTATTGGAAGATGGTGTATGCGTAAAATGTCTTTCTGAAGATAATAAATAAGGCGGTTTTTTAGGCCGCCTTTGTTATTTACTTCCACTCCATCTTATTTATCCTGTAATTTTCTTCGTTTCTATATGTAATAATTATACTATTATATTGAAATATCTCTACCGAATAATTAATACCATCTCTAGTCCATTCGGAAATAAAGTTTGACTTTTCATTTCTCACCGCTTCCATTTCATATCCCTTAAAGTCTTTGTCGTAAGGTGATTTGAAAGATTCTGAATACATATCTGGGTTACCGTATTTGTCTGAAAATACTTTTACATACTTTTTATAGTTTGCAAGCAATTCATCCCATGTATCAGCATCTCCAACATAAGCCGTCAATACAACTGGCTTATTTGATTTAATAGTATTTACTATATATACTCTAGCAAGTTTGTTATCGTATTCTCCTGAGAGCTTTGTGGTTTCACCTGCTGCGTAATCAAAAGTAAATCCTTTTGTTTTCAACTTTGATAATAATAGGTTTCTATCTTCTTTTAAATTAATACCATCAAATATCTGCGACATTGCAGTGTTTACTAAGAAGATAATGATTAGTGTGGTTGTTATTAGCTTTTTCATTTTTTTGGTTTTGTGGTTATTAATCTTGTTCTGCTTGCATTTCTAAAATCTGTCTGCCTTTGTCTGATAAAGGCCTTGCAAATAGTCTTAGTTTCTTTCCGGTTGTTGGACATAAAAATGTTATACCAACGTCCATGTAAGACTTCAATACTATCTCCATTACGCCATCTGAGCTTTCACTAGCACCAATTACATGTGGATCATCATAATCAAATTGCATACAAAAGTCGCATCCATCAAGTACTTGTGCATTAGATGGTAGGTTGAGTTCTTTTTCTTTTTTCTTAGCCATTTTTATTTATTTATTTCGTTAATGTCAACAATTTTTACTTCTTCTCCGTTTATCATAGCATCTAATGTAGATTCTATAATTTCTCTTTGTTCCGGGTTCAATAAAGCAACCTTTTCAACTATAGCTGGAACTGCAAAAACATCACTTTGTATTTCGTTTTTAATTCCAATTCTAACTTCAGTTGTAAGAAACGGGTGGGTTATAATATCATTAAAAATCCAATCTATTTTTTTACTATAATTTTTAAATATCCTTTCTCCCTGTGAGTTGGGGAACTGCCTGCAAAAATCTTCTAATTGCTCTTGAGCCATTTTTAAATTTTGGATTGCACTTATGATATTAGCTCCGGTCATTTATTGAAATTTAGATGTTTGTTTTCAAGTTCAAATAAAAATTCTCTTGCTTTTTCTACTTTATGCTGAATCTTTAAAATGTCATCTTCGTTTCTTTCAACATTGAATATTAATATCCTTTCTGAAATATCAATATCATCAAAAGTCAAACTAAATTCTAATTTAAGAGCTTCTTTTACATATTCTGGGCTTTCTTCTGAAATAACATTCATCTTATTAAGTAAGTATCTTTTCTCTTGCTCAACAATGTTGAATGGGGTATTCACAAGACAGTATGCAATATGCCCACTAGTAGCAGCTGTAAGCCACATGTAAGATTGAAGTTGCCAGTAATACAAATTATCAAGTTTATCTGGTATATTTCCTAAGAATGTCCAAAGGTCATAACTTGATTTAATATCAATAACTTTATTTGGATTAACAGTAATTATATCTGGATGCCCTGATATGTAATCATTAGTAAATCTATGTTCATTTTTATCATAATCTACTCCCCAAAAATTATTTAAAAGATCAATTGAATCATCTTCAACCTCAACACCTTTCTTCATTTGTTTTGTTTGTATATCTCGCTTTCTACCATATTTCTCAGCGATATAAACTTCAATTAAATGTTTTTGTGCAGTTTTTGATAATAAACCGGCTTCTTTGTCGGCTTTAGTTACCGGCTCTGTCATTAAATACCCAACAGAACTTGATCTAATAAGTGTTTCGCTCCAGTTCATAATTAAAGGTTGTTTAGTTTGTTATTATAATATTCCAGCAATTCAAGATTGTTTTTACACATTAGTTCCCAAGCTTTTAATTCTTGTTTTGTTGTGCAAGAATCAATAAACTCTTTTGTTCTTTCTGTTAAAGTCTTTTTTGACTGTGTTGGTATTACCTTTTCAGCAATTGGTTCATCTTGTTCAAAATAAAACCCAGCTTCTTCAATTTGCTTAACACTCTTTTTATGGTATTCTTCAACAAGTTGTCTTGCGTTATCAAGAGCTTTATCTGCTGATTCACCCGGATTCAAAGCAAATTCAACCCCTATTTTTTCTGATGAATAATTACCTAAATTAAAAGTTCTAGTGTAGTTGATGGTTTGTATGTGCATATTACTTATTTTAGTCTGGTTACATTTGTTTTATTTTCATCTGCTTTAATTTTAAAAACTTTTACTTTATGCTCTTCTTTTCTTTTAAGATTTGAAACCATAACCATTACTGAAGTATATGGGTTTTCTAATAGTAAACTTTCTCCTACCTTAAGATCCGATACTTTACTTGATACCGAATCTGGACTAATGTTTCTTGCCATTTTATGTTTTTTTTTAATGTTTGAGTACAAAATTAATTTAATTAATTTAATTAAAAAAATAAATTTAATTAAACTTCTTCTTTACCAAATTTAATTTGGACCTATATTCAATAATTAAGGCTTTTAATTCATCTTTAGTTGGCTTAGCAACCTGTCTTGCTAATTCTCTCAAATATTCTACAACACCATTATTCTCTGCATCTAACTTATATTCAAACTCCTCTAGATTACCAAGCTTAAAATAATTTTCTTCCATTGATTGTGGCCTACAATTAGCTTCTAACCATCTGGTTCCAAGATTTGCCCTTGGTATAAAATGACCGCATTGTATTTCCTGCCATCTCATTTTTTTCCCAGATGTATAACATTCTACCATACCATCTTTACTGGCATATTTACATCTAATATACTGGCTAAATACATGATCTAAATCTGAAACAAGATTTTGAAAACTTTCTCCATCATCTTCAAATTCTTCCATTCTTTTTTGCGTAGATTCAATAGTAGCGCATTGTTTACACATCTTTTTTGAAAAATGGTAATCAATGTTTCCGCATCTAACGCATCTCTTTTTCTTTACTATTATCGTTGAATTTCTCATCTTCTTTTAGTTTATGTAGTTTGTTATTTATGAATTTATATTTACCAGCGTATTTACCATCTTTTGTTACTTCTATTATTAAATCAAGCTTTTTAGCCAATTCATATATTAGTTCTCTATTTTCCATCTATTTTTATAAATTCTTTTTTATATTTTTTATATATTTTTTCCAATTGTTCTCCAGTTTCATACCAAAATCCTGACAATACTCCAGTTTCAGCAATAGCATACTGAACTTCTATTATTGCTTTAAAAGCATTTTGTCTACCATGTTCTATATTAATAACATATCCATTATCTTTTGGAACTTGCATATAATACATTAGTAATTCTTCGGCCTTTTCTTTTGGTGTCATAATTTATTTTATGCAAATTTAATTAAATTAATTAAACCACAAAATTATTTTTAAAAAAAATTAAAAATATTTGGGAATTTAGAAATTAATACTATTTTTGCTATTCAACAATAAATTTTATGGAAGAAATTAAAACAATGAAGCTTCATGAACGAATCAAGGAAGCTATGGATGGTCGCACTCAGCGTTGGCTTTCATTAAATGCCAAGATACCAGAATCGGAATTATCGCGCAAAATGCAAGGTAAATTACTATTTACTGATAGTGAGATTATACGCATAAATGAAGCTTTGAAAACCGATTTAATAAACGATTAAGATTTTAAAATGCCAAAAGATACATTCTACTTCTCACACGACTATAATGCTCGTAATGATGAGAAGATAAAAAGGTTGATTAGAAAACATGGCATGCAGGGGTATGGTGTTTTTTGGTCAATAGTAGAAGATTTATACAATAATGCGAACGCATTGCGAATGGATTACGAAGGCATTGCGTATGATTTAAGATCGGATAGCGACCTTGTAGCGAGCGTAGTAAATGACTTTGATTTATTCATTTTTAATGGTGATTATTTTGGCAGTAATTCTGTTCAAGAAAGACTAGAACAAAGAAATGATAAAAGTGCAAAAGCAAGAAAATCAGCTAGTTATAGATGGGAAAATGCGAACGCAATGCAAACGCAATCCGATAGCAATGCTAAAAAGGAAAGGAAAGGAAAGGAAATAAAAGGAAAGGAAATAAAAGAAATAAATATATCGTTTGATATTTTCTGGGATTTATATGACAAGAAAGTGGGTGATAAAGTGAAATTGAAAAAGAAGTGGGAGTCATTGCAAGATTTAGATAGAAAATCAATTATTGACTATATCCCAAAATACAAGACTATCCAACCAGATAAAAAATTTAGGAAGGATCCACAAACTTTCTTTAACAACAGTTCATGGAATGATGAATTGGTTGGTTTAGATTTACCAAAGCAGCAGATTTATAAAAATAATGATTTTGAAGCTTACAAGAAAAGACAACAGGAATTAGGAAAAACTTTAAATTAATACGATGATAGCTACTATTTTTAAAAACATTTTTAGCAAGGAACCTCACTACATCACAATTGAAAAAGCTTTAGAAAGGATTAAATTTGGTTCAAGTAAGGAACTGGTTACCGAAATCAGAAACACTCTTGACAAGGAAAAGGCTAATAAGATTAAGTTAAATTTACCATCAGTTTGCTTTAGCGGTAAGTTTGGTAACGACAGAAAAGATGAGCAACTTATTGAGCATAGTGGTTTTATTGTGCTTGATTTTGATGATATATCTGAATTAAGGGATAAGCAAACCGATATAATTTCACATGATTTTGTTTATGCCTGTTGGGTTAGCCCATCTGGTAATGGATTAAAAGCATTGGTAAAAATAGCTGACGGTTCAAAGCATAGAGAGCATTTTCAGTCTTTACAGGAAGTATTTCCTGAAATTGACAGGAGTGGAATTAATGTAAGTAGGGTTTGTTACGAAAGCTTTGATCCTGAAATTTATGTAAACGAAAATGCTTTAGTGTTTGCAAAAGCTAAGAAAATTGAGAAGATAACCGTAACTGAAAACCAGAATATTGATGATTCCGAAAACTTTCGTAGAATTTTAAAATGGCTTACGAATAAGAACGATGCTTTTGTAACAGGTGAGCGAAATACATATATTTTCAAATTAGCTTCAGCATGTTGCCGCTTCGGTATTGATGAAAGCGCCGCATTAGGCCTAATTTCGGCAGAATATACCGTTAGTAATGACTTTACTATGTCGGAGATGAAAAGTGCCGTAAAGAGCGGATATAGGGCAAATAAGAACAATTTTGGAACGGCTTCTATACAGAAAGAGAAGTTGGTTAGTAAAGAAACTAATTATGAGATTGATGTAAAGCGTGAATTTACAGAAGAAAATGGCGAGAATTATAGGATTGAAGATGTGGTTTATGGTATTGATGTTAAGGATAGGGCTTTATCAATAAACGAAAAAGGGTTTGAGAAGATTATGGGGGTTGGTGTACCTGAGCTTGATTATTTGTTTAAGCCAAAAAGAGGAGAAATAACACTGTTGACCGGTATTGGTAACTACGGAAAGACCGCTTGGCAGAAGTCACAGATTTTGGGAAGAATCATAATGTTTGGGGAGAAGATTGCTACATTTTCACCTGAAGATACTCCAGCTGAAGAATATTTTCATGATTATGTTGAGATGTTATTGGGTTGTGAGTGTACTCCATTTAATCCAAATAGACCATCAAATGAGGTTTATGAAGCTGCTTATGATTTTATTTCTAAGCATATATTTTACATCAGCGCAGAAATGCTTTCCCCTACCCCCCAGTATATCAAAGAAAAATTTCTTGAATTGATTGTGCAAGAGAAAGTTGATTTTTGTTGTATTGATCCGTTCAATCAGATGACAAATGATTACAAAGGATTTGGTGGAAGAACAGATAAATATCTTGAAACATTATTAGCTGACTTTTCAAGATTTGCAAAGAAAAATGATGTATATTTCTGGGTAATTGCGCATCCTAAATTAATGGAAAGAGATAAGACAGGTAATTACAAATGTCCAGATGTTTTTGATGTTGCAGATGGTGCAATGTGGAATAACAAAATGGATAACATTTTAGTCTATCATAGACCATTTGCGCAAACGGATCCTAATAATCCTTTAGCAGAATTTCACTCTAAAAAGATTAAAAAGAAAAGCGTTGGCAGAAAAGGTTTTATGTTGGTTGAGTATGTATGGGAAAGAAGAAGATTTTTTATTGAAGGCAGAGATTTTATACAAGAGATGTTGAATAAAAAGAATTATGATTTTTGGAAAAGAAAAGAAGCAAGTCAGGCTTGGTTACCATATCAAGATGAAAATGGGGAAGAAGTAATATTTTAATAATTATAAAAAACAAAACAATGATTAGAATTTCAGTTATTGGTCGTTTAGGCCAAGATGCAGTAGTTAACAATGTTAATGGTAAGACGGTGATTAATTTCTCAATGGCTTACAGTGAAAAGTTTAAAAAGCAAGATGGACAAGAGGTTGATAAGACAACTTGGATTTCATGTGCTTATTGGACTGAAAAAATTAATGTTGCAAGCTATTTAAAAAAAGGAACTTTGATTTACATGGAAGGTAAGCCAGAAGCAAAAAATTATGTAAATGGTAGCACAAACGAAAGTGTTGCACAATTGCATGCAAGAGTAGCTACATTGCAGTTACTTTCTGGTAAACAAGAAGAAGCTCCATTTTAATGTACATACATGAATTAAAAAATATTATAGATGTCCACACCCCACTCGGAAAAGGAAAAGCTATCGCATGGATTGATTACGGAAGCGAAGTCAACACTGTTTGGAAAGTTATATTACACGACAGTGGTATTGTGCGTAATTTTTACGACACCGACATTATCGTCTACCCAAATAGAATGGACGGAGGAAATATTGACTTAGATTATTTTAAAAATAAAAAGTAATACTATGCAACAAGAATTACAATTTGATGGCGCTGATTATGTTAAAGAAAGGGATTATCAAAGGTTAGCTAACAACCATTTTAAACTAAAAGAGCTTATGAAGGATAGTGTATACAGGACGCTTGGAGAAATATCTAAATTTATAGATGTCCCCGAAGCATCAGTATCTGCTGGATTAAGGGATTTTAGAAAAGAAAGGTTTGGTGGACATACCTTGAATAAAAGATATGAAGGAAATGGTTTATATTCGTACCAATTAATCCTAAAAAAACATCAAAATGGCCAAAGTTAAATCTGATTCCAGAAAAATTTCATTCGGTAAAAGAAAGACAGGAAGTGCAAAAAAATCTTATAACAAACACACTCCTAAACCTAAAGAATATAGAGGTCAAGGGAGATAAAAATTAATTATGTATATATTGGAATTATTTGCTGGTAGTAAATCTATTGGTAATGTAGCTGAACAATTAAGAATGAATGTTTACTCAAGTGATATTGAACAATTTGGTGGTATTGATTATGTTGTTGATATTTTAGAATTTGATGTAAATAAAGTTCCATTTAAGCCAGATATTATATGGGCTAGTCCACCATGCACAGGTTTTAGTGTTGCAGCAATAGGCAGAAACTGGACAAAAACAGATGGAGATGCAATACCAAAATCAGACACAGCAAGATTAGGAATAGAATTAGTAAAAAAAACAATTGAGATAATTGATTATTTTAATCCAAAATATTTTTTTATTGAAAACCCAAGAGGCATGCTCAGAAAGTTGCAAATTATGCAACGTTTTAAGCGTCATAGTGTAACATATTGTCAATATGGAGATAGCAGAATGAAGCCAACTGATATTTGGACAAATAGCCAAACTTGGATTCCAAGACCTGCTTGTAAAAACGGAGATACTTGTCATGTTAGTGCGCCAAGAGGTTCAAGGACAGGAACACAAGGACTTGCAAATGCTTTTGAAAGAAGCAAAATACCGAATCAATTATGTGAAGAAATTTTAAAAAGTTGTATATGAATAACAAAGCCGCCAAAAAATTAAGAAGATTATCTGTTGCCCTAGCTGCCGGTTCAGGCAAGACTATTGATGATGCAGAAAGAATCTACAAAAATCTAAAAACAGTATATAAAGAAAATAAAAAAGCCCCTAAAAAATAGGGGCCTAATTTATTTAAGCGTTTGCAGCTGCATTAATTTGCGCTACAGTGGCATTTGTGTAGAAGTAAACAGGTACTTGATTTAAGCCTGTTGGAGCTACTTCAACTATTGAGTTCATAGTTACTCCGTTTGCTACAAATCCAGAAGGAGCTGGGTAAGCTACAAATCCTTCAACTGGGAATCCGTAAGCAATACCAGATGTTGCTGGAGTTCCGTTAGGGTTTAATAAAGCATATTGATTTCTTTGATATGCTGTAATTGATACTATTTGTGCCATTTTATAATGTTTTTATTTGTTTTTTAATTTTTTTGTTAAGGTGCTGTTGTTGTAGTAGTGGTTGTAGGAGCCGCTGTAGTGGTAGTGGTGGTGGTCGGTGCTACTGTTGTTGTTGTTGTTGTAGTTTGAATACCATTTCCATTAATAGCTGCAATTAAACCAGCAACAGTTGCGTTACTGTATAATTTTTCAGCTGGTTGATTAAGGCCACTTGGGTACATAAGAATTAATGAGTTCATTTGTACACCATTTGCCACAACTGTAGAAGGTTGAACCTGTAAGTTAGCAGTTGGTAAAGTGAATAATACACCATTTGTTGCAGGTGTTCCATTTGGGTTCGTTAAATCGTATTGATTTCTACGATAAACATAAACCGATACATGATTTGCCATTTTTTTTTATTTTATTGTTTATAAATTGTTTTAACAAATATACTTAAAATTTACTAATTTTTATTTTAAAAAAAAGTATTAAATTAATTAAATTAGTTCTACATTTGTATTAAATTAATTAAATATGAAATTAATTGCTCCGTCAAATAGAGTTATTATTAAAGTAGATTTAGAAAGTAAAAACAGCCATACTTTTAAAGATGGCACTAAAATCAAGTTGGAAAGGGTTTATGATAACTTTAATATGCGTTATGTAAAACCAGTAAATGCAACAGTTGTAGCAGCTAAAGACATCCCAGAAGGTGCTGAAATATTGATACACCATAATGCTACACATGATACATACAAACTTTTTAATTACCTAAGACCAACAGCAGAAGCTTCTTCTGATATTCAATATTTCTCAATACCTATTGAAGAATGTTTCTTATGGAGAGATGGCCAAGATAAACCATGGCAGCCACTTAATAATTTTGTTACAGGTTTAAGAATATTTGAGCCATATACTGGATTTTTAGAAGGCATACCTTCTACTTTGATTAAAAATAAAATTTACGTTACAAGTGGAGATTTGACTGGTAAGGTTGTAACTACTTTGATATCAAGTGATTATGAAATTATTTATCAGAACGATGATGGCACTGAAGGTAAAATAATTAGATTAAGATATTATCCAGAAGGCCATGAAAGGAATGAAGTGATTGCTATTGACCATGATTTAACATCAAGGGTAATTAATAATGAGGTTTTAATTGGGTATGGAATTTCCGATGCATCAAAATTGGTAACAATATCAACACCAAATGTAGTATGTCTGAATTAGAACAAAAAGTAAAAGAGTTAGAGAAGTCAAATGCTTATTTGACAAGCAAACTTGCTTATTATGAGCAGGATGGAGCAATTAAGCTTTATTATAGCTTGCAAAGAAAGGCAAATGAAATGGCCGAGTTGTTAAATAGGATTAACTTATTGGATATTGAGTTGATTGATCCAAAAGACAAGTCATTTGAAAGATTACAGAAGCTTTGGTCTGAAGCAGGTACTATTACTGAGTCTATTAGGGCATTAGAAATATCCGCTGGCATAAACCAAGAAGGGAAAGAAAGTAAAAAAGAAGCAGTTGTAATAAATAAAAGACCTTTCTCACCAGAAAGTGTTGCTGATGAGATAGGTGAATTAGCAGGCAAACGCTCATAGTATGTACGAAAAAATTGAAAAAGGTTCCACGATTCACATTCAGGGATTAGATTGTAATCTTCCTCCAGAAGGTTATGTATTTAATATATTGACTAAACAAGTTGAGCATAGGGGCATTTACCAAAGGTCGGATATTCAAGATGAGCAATATTGGAAAAGAATACCGTTACCAAGCTGGTATGCTGATACCATGAAAGAATGGGATGAGTATGATAAAAAGAAAAAAGATGAGGCTCCTGAGTTTTATGATGAAAAATTAGAGGAGTTTAAGAAACAGGAGTGGGATAGGAGATTGAATGGTTTTTGGTACATGAATAATGGCAAGCCTACCTTTTTAACAGGTATGCATTACTTGTATTTGCAATGGTGGAGTATAGATATTGGTTATCCTAAATTTAGGATCCCAGATTTAGAGAAGTTCTATTTTATGGACTATTGCATACAGGATCCGCTTTGTATGGGAATGCTGGAGGTTACAAAAAGACGTTTTGGTAAGTCTTTTGTGGCAGGATTGTTTGTTACAGAATACACTACCAGAACTAAGATGACCAATGGAGGTATTCAATCTAAAACAGGTTCTGATGCTAAGAAATTCTTTGCAAAAACGGTTGTAAATCCATTTAGAAGGCTTCCTAAGTTTTTTAGACCTGAATATGATATGTCTTTGGGTGTTAATCCAAAGTCAGAAATGCGTTTCCAAAAAACAAACGTAAGAGGTAAGAAGGCTGAGGAAAATGTAGATAAAGACGAGCTTGGTTCTATTATTGACCACCAATCTGCCGATACAGTAGCTTATGATGGACAGAAGTTGCATAGGTATGTGGCGGATGAGTGCGGTAAAACAACAGAAGTGAACGTTTATGACAGACATGAGGTTGTGCGTTATTGTTTACTGGATGATGAAGGTAAGGTTATTGGTAAAGCTTTATATACAACTACTGTAGAGAAACTTACATCTGAAAAAGATGGTGTTCAAGAGGCTTTTAAGTTACTTTGGGAAGAGAGCAATCAGGAGAAAAGACAAGATAATGGTACTACATCTAGTGGGTTGTATAGATTTTTTATGTCCGCAAAAAGAACAAGAAACTTTGATGATTTTGGCTTTCCTGATGAAGAAAAGACTTTTTTGCAAATTGAAGCAGATAGAGAAACGGTTAAAAACAACCCAAGAGCATTATCAGCTCGTATTAGAAAAGAGCCATTAACGATTGATGAGGCATTTAGTACAGATGCTGATGGTTGTATTTTTAATGTAATGAATATAAGTGCTAGAGAGTCTTATTTAAAAGAAAATCCGGTATTGAAAAGGCATGTTATATTTTATAGAGATATTGACCAAACGGTAAAATGGAGGAACATAAACGATAAAGAGGAAGATTTTCATTGGGTTATTACTCAATTTCCACCTGTTGGAAAAGAGAACAGTCATGTGTTTGATATTAGAACAAAGAAGCCCGGAAGGACTGATGATGGTGCAATTGCAATTGATGGATATAGTAATAGTCAGGGAGGTAAATATGGTTCTAAGGCATCCGCTTGGATTGGTAGAAGGTATAATTTATTAGATCCTTCAAGTACTGGTAAGGCGATTGGTCATCTGTATGGAAGGCCTAATATTAAAGAAACACTACATGAACAAGTTCTTTTAGCAGCAGAATACTATGGTTATCAGGCTTGGTATGAGCATAACAGTGATGATTATCTTTCATACTTTAGGGATAGGGGAAGAGTTGGATATTTGGGTTCTTATCCGATTTCTACAATAGATCCGGCAAAAAGAGAAACAGCTGAGAGGTATAAAGGTTTCCCTACTACCCCTTTTAGCCTTACAAAACAAGCTGATGTAGGAATCATGTATTTTGAATCACATATTGATTCTATAGATTTTGAGAACTTATTAGAGGATGCCAAGAAGTTTGATCCAAATAACAGAACTGACTACGATATTACTGTTTCTTTTTTAATGCTTATCGTTTGTTTAATGGAACCTGTCATCAAGCCTGCGAAAAGAGAACCTTTGGTAAAAAGCTATGTTCCTTCTTTTAATTAATTAAAATTTTATTAAATTCTGGAGATTTAGTATATTTGACACAAAATATATTCAAATTGGCAGAAAGTCCTTTATACATATCCTCGGCAAATAGTAGTGGACAGTCGCTTAAAGACTTCCAAATTACTACTGATGTAGCGTCTAAAAAAGATTATTTATACGGTAAAAATGTTGCCCAAAATATCTATTCTACAATTTATGGTAACCAAACTTATTTTTGGTTAAGAAACAATAGATTTAGAAAAAACAGACAAATTGCCAACGGTAAAGTAGACATGAGTGTGTTTATGGACCGATTGGAAATGAATGGTAAAGCCAATTTTGTAAATATTAACTGGAAATCAATTATTATTGGCAATACTATTGTTGCTAGATTAGTTGGTTCTTGGATGAGTCGCAAAGAAAAAATTACTGTTAATGCCAATGATAGCGCATCTGCAATGTTAAAACAAAGACAAGCAGATGAGGCAGAATTTTTATACAGAAATAAAGAAACTCTTGCTCAATTACAGCAAGAATCGGGTGTTGAAATTATCCCTAAAGATAAATTTGTTGCAGAAGATAGGGATGAGTTAGATCAATGGATAATGGAGTTCAATCATTTGCCAGAAGAAATATTATACAGCATTGGTTGTAATAATGTTTTTGAAGCTAATGGATGGAACGATGTTTTGAAACAAAGGTTATTGCATGATTCAGCTGAGGTTGGATTAGTTTGTACATATACTTGGATGGATGAAGAAGGTGAAGTTCATGTTCAATGGATTAGACCTGAAAATGCTATCTATTCATATTCTGATTTTCCTGATTTTAGAGATACGACATACAGAGGTCATATTCTTTCAATGAAGATTAGTGAAGTAAGAGCGAGATATAGCAAAGCAGCAGGAGGAACTCTTTCTGAGGAAGATATATTTTTGTTAGCACAATCTTCAAAAGAGTATCAACTTACTGATAAGATTAAGTGGATGCAAGATTGGAATGTTTCTTGGCTAAGACCTTATGACGAGTGGAATATTGATTTGATGAATTTTGAAATTCGCACATTAGATTCTGATGGTTATACTGTTACTAAAACTAAAAAGAATGGTAGCACTATTATCAAAAAAGGAAAGCCAGAAAAATTAGATGAAAATCAAGAATATTTAGAAGAGAAAAAGTGGAATATTTATCATGGTGTTTATTGCCCGGTTACTCAAACAATGATTCATTGGGGTGTCAAGAAAAACATGATTCGTCCACAAGATCCAAAAGAAATAGGTAACGCAGAGTTTTCTTATAGCTTTTATATGTATGATCCTTATGACATGCGTAACGTAGCTGTACCAGAAAAAATTGAAGAGCCTATTGAGCAAATGATTTTAGCTAGATTAAAGATACAACAACTTGTAGCTAAAATGGTACCAGCAGGTGCGGCAATTGATGTTGATGCATTACAGGAACTTGACTTAGGTTTAGGTGATTCTGTAAAGCCTATTGATGTTCAAAAGATTTGGGAGCAAACAGGTAAGCTTTATTATCGCGGTAGAGATGCTGAAGGTAATCGTATTCCTGTTCCAATTACAGAATTAGCTAATACAGGTTTTTCACCTCAATTACAAGCTTTAATTCAGTTATATCAATTCCATTATCAAGTATTAAAAGATGAATTAGGTGAAGATCCTAATTTAATGAATCAGGCTGCGCAACCAAGAGTAGCTGCTTCTAATATTGAGGCTTCAAGAGTTTTAGCGAATAACGCTACAGAATATATGTATGATGCATATATTTATGTAATGGAAGAAACAGCTAAAAAAGTTGCTTGCTTAATTAATAAAAGCGTTACGCATGGTGCTAAAAAATACAGCGATTTATTAAACCAAGAAGATGTAAAAGATAGAAACTTTGTTGCTTCTATTAAGATGATGCCTGACGATGTACAAGTTGCTACATTACAAGCAATGATGAACAATGCTGTTGCATCAAATCCTCAGTTAGTTATTTACTTAGATCCATTCAAAGCAATGAGAATGGCTAAGGAAAATGTAGAACTTGGAGAATTGTATTTTAGACAAGCTCAGAAAAGATTTATAAAAACTGAGCAAGAAAAAGCTCAAATCAATTCTCAGCAAAATGCAGAAGCTCAACAAGCTAGTATTCAAGCTAAGATGCAAGCGGATAGCGCTCTTGAACAGCAAAAGTCTTTAACTAAGGAAAAGGAGATAATTTTACAAGGTGTTTTTGATCTTGCAAAAGCGAATATACCTGTACCGGCAGAACTTCAGACTTTGGTTGCAAATATGTTGCAGAATGTAACTGTTCCAATTGCTGTTCAAAATCAGCAACAACAGAAAGCCTTGGCTCAACAGCAACAAGCTGAAATGGAGCAAATGCAACAGCAAGAAATGGAACAAGGTCCTCAAGAACAACAAATGGAACCTGAAATGGAACAACAAATGGAAACACAACAATAAATAAACTATAAAATAAAAAAAAATGGCAACGGTAAGCAAGCTCTTAATAAGACTTCAAAAATTTAGTTCTAAAATTAGTACAGTTGTAGATGCAACTGATTCTTTTAATGCTAATAGTAGTTTTTACCAAGATTTATCTGGTTGGGACTCAGCTGTAGTTCAAGTAGTAACTCCTTCTGGCGCAATTAATTTTACCACAACAAATGATGATGGTTCAATTGAAGGTCAATTATTACCAGCTCCAGAAGTACCTATTAACTGGGTTACGGTTTTAGGTGTTAACTTAACTACTAAAACAGACGTTTCATCAATTAATGCAAGCGGAATTGTGGCATTTGGCATTATTGGTAAATATTTAAAAATAGCTTAAAATAAAATAAAATGGCAAATTACGCATACGTTTTATCTAAAAATACATACCCAACAGCTCAAGAAGCTTATAATGTTGGGGTTTTACAAGGAACCAGAATAGTTTATGCAACCACAGCAACTTTGACTGTTGCTAATATTCTATATGCTGAAAGTGATTTGATACAGCCAATCTATGGGAATGGTTCTGATTGGTATGGTGTTCAATTACTAACAAATACTGGTGTTAAGTATGCCATTACAATTGATGTAGATGGCTCTATAGTTATAGATTAATAACGAAAAACAAAATAAGCATTTATGCTAGAAAATCAAGACATGTCAGCTCCAATAAAGCTGGCAGAAGGTTACAATCCGTTTTCGGATGAAGATGTTGTACCGCAAGTGCAACCGCAAGTAGAAGTAGCCCCTACTGCAAACGAACAACAAATCGTTGATAATTCACCTAACACATCTCCGGATTCAATCGTTAGTGATAATCAACAACAAACACAACAGGCCGATTATTCTACTTTTAATCCAGATTCTTTTATAAAAGAAAGATTTGGATTTGATACAGTAGATGAAGCAGAGCAAGAGTTCATGAGATTAATTGAAGAAAGGGAGCAAGCTCCTAGTTTTGATTTTTCTGATGATGTTAGTAGAACTTTGTTTGATGCAATTAGAGAAGGTAAAACTGATGAAGTTTATCAAATTTTAAACGAACAAAAAAAACTTGATAAATTAACTAGTTCTGAATTAACAACAGAAATTGCTGCTGAAATTGTGAAAACAAATATTCAAAACAAGTTTAAGGATTTAAGTGCAGATGAAGTTGATCTTTTATTTTATGATCAATTTTTCGTACCTTTGAAACCTGAACAAGGTTATGATGAAACTGATGAGGATTATGCTGATAAGTTAAAGACATGGCAGGCACAAGCTGATTACACAGAGAAACGTCTGATGATTGAAGCAAAAGTGCTTAGGCCGGAAATAGCGAAGTTAAAAAGTGAAATAAAACTACCAGATATTTATAATGAGGCCGGTAGAGAAGCGGAATATCAAGAGGAATTTGAATATTTGCAACAAGCTAGGTCTGTTTATGAAAGAACGCTGGATTCTGAATTTCAATCTTTCAATGGGTTTAATGTTTCGGTTAAAGACGATGATGTTGAAATACCGATTTCATTTAACGTAGCGGAAGATGAGAGATTAGCATTAAAGCAGGAACTATCAGATTTTGATGGCGAAGCTTATTTAGAAAACAGATGGTTTAACGAGGAAGGAAAGCCAAATGTTAGACAAATAATGGCCGACAAATATGTTCTTGAAAATTTGCCTAGAATTTTGCAAAAGGTAGCGAATGAAGCTGCATCTCAAAGATTGTTAGCTCATTTAAAGAAAAGTGGTAATATTAACCTTAACCAAACCCCCACTCCGCAAGGAACGGCTCCAAGTCTAAATCCAAATTCTGCTATTCAAGAGCAATTGGCTAACTGGGCTTTTAGTTCGTAACTTAAATATTACCCTTGGAGAAGGTGTTAAGATTAAAAACTAAATATTATGGCAGGAATACCTACCTCTAATATTCTGCAACCGGGTGCAATATCACTCCAGTCCCAGAATCGTCAACTGATGGTTGACTTACAATTATTAACCCCACAGTACTACAAGCAGTACACTCAAAAGTACGGTAACGAAGATTTTACTTGGTGGTTAGCAGCTCATAGCGGCATGGAAGAAGTTAAAAACTTAAACTACTTCTGGTTTGAAAACCGCGGTAAATTAATGCCGGGTGTTACAAACGAATCAACTGTAGCAGCAGGTGTTGGCGCAACTTTAACTTTAACTCTTGGTCAAGAAGCGTACTACAACAATGGTACTCAATCTCCACTTAGATTAAAAGAAACATTGCGTGTTGCTTCTTCAAACGTAGAAGGTGTTATTATCTCAATTGATGATACAACTCCTTATGCTTTCACATTTGAAGTTGCTCCTAAGCAAACTGGTCAGCGTTTTGCTTCAGCTGGTGTTAACTCATTACTTGCTGGTGAAGTTTTATTATTTGGCGGTGACGCTGATGCTGGTGAAGCTTCAACTCAAATCAATCCTTTAATCCAATTGGATCAAAGATATGATAACTATGTAACAGAAATTCGTGATGGTTGGAGCAATACCGACTTAGCACAAATGGCTGAAACATATTATGAGTTCCCTGTATCTCCTGATATGGCTGCAAACGGTGCTACTGCATTTACATACAAAGGTATGTACAAAACACTTGTGCGTTTCAAAAACAACGTAGAAGCTAAATTAATGCGTGGTAACTTACAAAACAATAACGCTATTGATTCTAATTCTCAAGGTTCTGTTGGTATCATCCCTAAAGTAGTTGCTGACGGTGAAACTGTTGGTTACACTCCGGGTACACTTGATATCGCTAAACTTCATGAGATTACTCGTATCATGGACGTTAATGGTTGCGCTAAGCAATCTGCTTGGTTGTGTGATATCTTCCAAAGACAAGACTTCAGTGATGGTATCTTCTCTGCATACCCTGCTGGTGCTTTCGTTTATGGTCAAGGCGAAAAGTCAAAAGAGGCTTCTGTTGCTTATGGCTTCCAAGAAATCTTCATTGACGGTTACTTATTATCTGTTAAGAAGTACTCTCAATTCAACACTGAGGTTACAACTGGTTTAACTCCTAACGTAGATTACTTCCGTAATTTCGGTCTAATCTATCCAATGGGTGAAACTAAGGATGCAAAAACTGCTCAAGCTTACAAGAACATTACTATCATGTATCAGCAGCCTCCTGTGGGCGGTACTGTTGGTAACGGTATTCGTGTATGGCAATTTGGTGGTGGATCTCCTAATCCAACAGATGGTACAATGACTAATCAAATCGCAATGATCACTTATCGTGGTACTCGCGTTTGTGCAGCAAATCAGTTTATCATCCTTCAAGGTAACTAATTTTTAATTACCTTTAATTAATCGGGTAGCGACAACTTTATTGATTGTCGCTACCTATTTTAAACATATAAAAACCATTTTATGGCTCGTTTAAAGGCAGTTGGCATACAAGAAGCCAATTTTTCACAACAAAGTGAAGCAGTACAATCAAGACAATACGAAGAATCTACAGCAGCACTTAATGATGCTCCCGTAGCTACCGGTAATACTTTTAAAATTTTCAAATTATCAGATACCAAAAAAAATGGTAAATACCACATGGAAGGTATTGATGATGTTTGGAATGAAAAGAAGGGTAGAATGGAGAGAATTAGACTTTTGAGAGGCTATCCAAGCATTTGGGTTGAGGATCAAAAAGGTCTAGAAAAATCATTCGTAGAGCAAAATAGAAGAAGTTTAATCTTTGATAGAAGGGTTTTAAGAGTAGCAGAATATGATGTAGAAGCTCTTGAGTTTTTAAGTCTATGTAATGCAAACCTTGATAACCAAAATAGAAAAGGAACAAGAAAAGTTACATTTTTCCAATGGAATCCTCAAAGAACAGCAGAACTTGAACGCGCTAAGAGAGTTGCTAAAGTTGAAGCTATTAAATATGCTTCATTAGCTTCTGACGAAGAAATGCGTAAGCACTGTAATTATCTTGGAATTTCATTTGTAGATGAATTAGGTATGCCTAAATCATTGGAAGCATTAAGAAACGACTATGAGCTTTACGCTGAGGCGCAACCTAATAAGTTTATGCAAAGCGCTGGTTCTAAAGAAGTTGAAATAGCTTACATTGTTAAAAAAGCATTAATTGACAATAAAATAGATACTACTACTAAGAAAGGTTCTGCTTATTGGTCAGGTGATGGTGGATTTATCTGCAAAATACCTTCAGATAAAAAACCGCAAAATTACTTGGTTGAATTTGCAATGTACCCTCAAGATGAAAGTAAGGCATTTTTAGAGCAATTAAAGAAGCTAGTTTAATACTTTCCCTCCAAATATAAGAAGCCCTCGTAACCTAAAAATTACGGGGCTTTTTTATTACTTTTTCGTATATTTGTTGTATAACTTATTTCAATGAATGTTAATGATGTATATCGTATTTGCCAGTATGCGGTTAATAAGGCGCAGAATGGCTATTTAACTCCGGCAGAGTTTAATCTGACTATAAATCAAGCGCAGATTTCATATCAAGATTATCTATTGGGTGAATTTCAGCAATATCAATACGGAAGGCCTCAAGCTAGAATAAATTATAGTCAAAATGAAAACACTAGACAAAGGTTAACCCCTTTGATTGCAGAATCTACTTTGACTATAAATAGTGGAACTGGAGTTGCTCCAGCACCAGCTGATTTTTTGCAAGTTGATGCTATGTGGAAGTCTGACGGATTGCACAGAATAAGATTTGTTTCTCAAGATAAATTGTATTCTTATTACAATAGTCAAATTGATCCAATTGCGGATAATCCAATATACTTGTTAGAAAATAATCAATTTCAGTTTTACCCTAAAACATTAGGTACGGCTGTTTTGTCTTATGTAAAATCTGCCCCGGCTATTGTTTGGGCATTTACTACAGTAAGCGGTAGACCTGTTTATAATTCTGGCGCAAGCGTACAGCCTGTTTGGGCTGAAATAGATATTCTTGAAATTATTACTCGTGCATTAAAGTTAATTGGATTAAATTTACAAGACGGAGCGGTGATGCAATATGCTAATCAAATAAACCAAACTGGACAATAATGACTAGGTATCAATTAATAGAAAGAATATTAAGGCAAATATATAACGGGCAGCCGTCTGATGATTCTAATATCACATATGGATTAGTTAACCAATGGTTAAATGATGCTATTGGGGCAGCTGCAAGAAAAAATTATACTGATAATATACAGATAGATGGTATATCTTATATCAATAATTCATTCTATACTACTTTTAAGAATTTAGATATAGAAGCTGAAACCGTAGATAATGTAACTTACAGGGTTGATTTACCATCAATACCCGTTGCATTAGGTAAAAACGAAGGAGTTGCTACATTACAATTTGTAGGGGATAAAAAAACATCTCAAACAGCAATTCCATTAAGCATGAATCAGATTGCTTATCAAGAGCAGTTAAGACCTATTCAGAATAAAATAGCATATTGGGTTGAAGGTAAAAACATTTATGTAAAAAGCTCAATACCTTTGACATCATATAAAGCAACAATTAGAATGGTTAGTGGTGGTAATTCAACAGATTTGGATTCAACATTAATTATTCCTGATGATTATATGCCAGTAGTAATAGAGTATATTAAAGGTCAATTGGTTTTTGAAAAGTCAAGGCCTATAGACCAAAGTAATGATGGAGTAGATAATAATAACTAAAAATAACAACCAATGAAACCAATTAGAGATTTTGTTTTAGTGAAACCATTTATGGCTGATGAAATTACAGAAGGCGGATTATTTATCCCTGAAGGATTTAGGGAAAGAAGTAGCAAAGCAAAAGTAATTTCTGTAGGTCGCGGAACTGCTAAAGTAAAAATGGAAGCCAAAAAAGATGATTGCATTTTCCATATTAAGGGAGCAGGAGAGCCTGTTGTTGTAAATAATGAATTGCATTTTTTGATTCGTCATAACGATATATTAGCTTATTTTTCAAATAATTAAAAATGTCCCAAGTAAGAAATTACATAACATTAGATTCAGTTATCAATGATTACATTGATGAAAGTGAACAGTCAGTACACAAATATGCTAAATTATATAATATAGCTGTTAGAGGTATGGAAAAACTAGGGCTTGACTTTTTTTATAAAATAAGAACAGTTAAGGTTCCAGTTGACACAACCAATTATACTGCACAATTACCTAATGATTATATAAGCTATACTAAAATAGGTGTATTAAATTCAGTTGGGGAAATTATTCCTTTAAAGTTTAATAGTAAAATGACATTTTACGGGGATCAACAGCCAAACAGATTGGCTTTGACTCAAGATGATACTTTGGCAACATGGTATCAGACAGACTTGCCATTATGGTTTAATTACTGGGACGGCTATGGTTTCCAAAATATTTACGGATTGCCAAGTGGTTCTCCATTTGTAGGTCAATTTAACATTGATGATTCAAATGGTGTTGTTCTTTTAAATCAGTATTTTTATTATTCTTATTTAATGATAGAATATCTATCTAGCGGAAATCCAGAAGAAACGTTTTCTATACCTATTCAATTTAGAGAAGCTTTGCTTGCATGGATTTCTTGGAGAGATATAGCATCTATGCCATCTACTAGAAGAGGTAATTTAGGTGATAAGAGAGATAGAAAGCAGGAATTTTATAATCAAAGAAGAATAGCTAACGCTCAATTTAAACCTTTATACTTAATGCAAGGATATGAATTGAATTTAGATACACAAAGAATGACTGTTAAGGCATAAGATATGATAATAAATACTCCCTTTAGTGGTAAATTAAACCTAGATGATGCAGAATACAGAATTAGTAATAATGATTATGTAGATGCATTGAACGTCACAAAAGACGCACAAGGTCGTGGTCAGGATAAAGTTGTTTCTAATATTTTAGGAAATACTTTAATAAACTACAGCTTGCCTAGTGGAGTAAGTAAGGTTATTGGATTTTATGGAGATAAGGTAAGGAACAGGGCTTATTATTTTATCTGGAATAGTGATGGTTTCCATACCATCGCTTATTATGACTTAAATACACAGTCTATAACAACCGTTCTTCAAAGTAAGACAAATAGTAATGGTGTTGATATTTTAAATTTCAACCCTTCTTACAAGGTTTTATCAATTAATATATTTTATAGGGATTTAGAAGGTGATTTATTATTCTTTAATGATGGATATAATCCTCCTAGGGTACTAAATGTAAACAATCTATATGGAACTGACTGGGTAGCGGAATATTTGCTTGTAGCAAAAGCTCCTCCAGTAATGCCGCCTCAAGTTACTTACGAGAACGATACTACAATTACTATTAATAATTTAAGAAACAAATTATTTCAATTTTGTTATAGATACGTTTATGATAATAATGAAAAGTCTGTATGGAGTTCAAAGAGCATAGTTCCTTTGCCTCAACAGCCATCATTAACGCTTACAAATGACATAAGTGATACTTACAATTCAAGAATTGCTATTAACTTTTCAACAGGAGATACTGATGTTAAAGCTATTGAAGTTGCTTTTAGAGAAACATTTAGTAATGGGACAAGTGATTGGTACCTAATAAAGTCTTTTGATAAAGATACTCTTGGAATAGATAATAATGATATTTATTATTTCAGGTTTTATAATGACTCTATATATACTCAAATTGATGTTATAGAAGCAGATCAGTTGCAAGATTGGGTTCCACAAAGAGCCAATGCAGCAGAACTTGCAAATGGTAACGTATTATTATATGCAGGTATTTTAGAAGGGTATGATAAAACAGAGGTTAACTTAGAAGCAACTACATATTCTACTGCATCAAGTTATAATTATGACCAATGTGGTATATCTTTCTTTGCATCAGTAAATGGTAATGATAGTGGCGCAGGTACTAAAATGGAAATATATCTATATGGTACAGGTACAAATGATGTAAATGGCAATGTTATTGAATTGAATAATGCGGCAGGTACTTATTTTATTAATTCTTTTAGTTCAAGCGGAACTGATTTAAGTACATCTTATTCAACTACGGGACTTACTACTAATTATTTAGTAAGTGATATTTTAGCTGGCATATCTGCTGCTATGGTTTCAGAGGGATATACTCAAGATGGCCCAATAGTTGGTAATAAGCTAACTATGACTTATGCAGGTGGTTTTGTATTGACATCAACAGCTTTTGCTACAATACCTGCATTAGATAATGACAATACAAGATTTGCAAATGTTTGGAATGGTGGTTATCAATATGGTATTCAATACTTTGATGCACAAGGTAGAACAATTGGTACACAAACATCAAAAAATGCTATAATTAATACTCCATCAAGAGTTCTTTCAGATGATTTTCCATTGGTTAATTTATCTATTTTAAATAGACCTCCATTATATGCTTCTTATTATCAGATTGTTAGATCTAATAATACAACTTACAATAAACGTCTTTGCTGGGTAAGTGATTCGGCTTACACTTCATTACCTGATGGTATAGATAATACAAAATTTGTTTACATAGGTATTGGTAATATCCAAGAATATAATGACCAAATTAGTTCAACCCAAAATGTTGTTTCTTACAATTACACAGAAGGTGATAGAATTAAATTTATAAGGAGATATGATGTTGCTGGTAATCCTCAAAATATCACCAGTCAATTTGACTATGAAATCGTTGGTACGCTTTCTACTATTGAATATACTACAACAGCTAACAATAATACCAATACAGCGGTTGGTAATTTTCTAAAAGTAAGATACCCAAATAGTGATATTGATGGTACATTCCAATTTCCCGGAACTGAAGATTGGCAACACTATGAAATATTATTGTACAATTATACAAACAATGCTTCTTCAACTCAAAGATTTTTCTATGAGTTTGGTAAGCAGTATGGAATTGGAGATGCGGGATTGCCAACAAGGTATCACTATGGTTTGACAAAACTTCCTAACGGAGGAACAACTCTTGCTATTAATAATGGTGACTTGTTCTATAGATTGAGAAGAGTTCCTTATAGCGATAAATATGAATACAGGTCTGGAGAATTTAATATTGGAGTGTCCGGTGCCTTTGTATCAAGAAGTGTATCATTTCCAATAACTGTTAATACAGCTATTGATAATGCATCATATAGAATACAAACACAACCGAATGTAAATGTGTCCTTAACTGGAGCAAGTTATCCGGTTTGGTCTGATATTGGATATTTTTTCTATAACAAGTCTACAACTTTACAGCAACCTGTTTCTATAAAGGGAACATTTAATATGGCATCAGATGGTACATCACAGTTTTCTGTTTATGCTCTTATTTGTACTAATTTAGTTCCATTATCGCCTAAGTTTACTATTTCATTGCTTCCAATTGAAGTAAATGATATAAAACAAAACGTAGATACCACATTTACTATTGATAAGCAAATCACTGTTCCTCAAACAGGTAAAGTGTATATTGTAGCTAAATCTACAAATGATGCAGTTGGTTCAAATAGTATATTTGTTCAACCAATGACATTTGAATTTCAGGTTTTAAAAGGCTCTGAAATTGAAATTATTGAAAATAGCTTTAACGATACATATAATTTAATTACAAATAGTAACGGAAGGCCTTCTGTAATAGATGAAAATGCTTCAAAAACATATTTCCCTACATTAATTAGATTTGGTCAGGCATATCAATCAAATACAAATCTTAATGCTACAAATAGATTTATTTACGAGGATTTTGATGAGTATGATAGGTCGTTTGGTGATGTATTGAGATTGCATGTTAGAGATAGATACTTAAAGGTTTACCAGAATTTTAAAGTTGGTAATGTACCTATCTTAACTCAAATTGTAAAAGATGTAACTGGAAATCCATTACAAGCTAATAGTAATCAATTAATTAATAAGATTCAGTATTATGCTGGTGATTATGGTATTGGTGATGCTGCTACAAGTCTTGCATGGAACAACTATGCTGACTACTTTGTAGATAATTTTAGAGGTGTGGTGTGTAGATTGGCTCAAGATGGTATAACTCCTATTAGCATTACTAACAAGACAAATGCTTTTTTTGTAGCAACACTGGCTGCTTATAGACAAGACTTGAATAATGGTGTACCTGCAACAGGTGCTGTATATTCTGGTAATCCTTGTATATATGGTGTATTTGATGCTAATACAAACAAGTATATTATTGCAATGGAGGAAATTAATAGGTATTTACCTCCTTCTACAACTACTACTACGTCTGCTCCAACTACTACTAGTACAACTACAACTACCACTATTGCGCCTACTACAACTACGACTAGCACCACAACTACTACAACAACGGTTGCGCCTACGACTACCACAACAACATCAAATCTTTTCTTTGATGTTGATTGGAGAATATCAGAACTTTCTAATACTGGACAATTAATACAATTATGGTATAGTTTAGATTTTGGATTAAATTGGACATTATGGCAACAATCTACATTTAATACTAGCAACTATCCGCTTTATGATCTTTATTCTGGACAAACATTTAGCCAAGGATCTACACCTTATCTTGCTATAACTAATACATCTGGTAATGACATTCAATATGGATTAGGTAATACTAGTGGAGATTTTGCATCACTATGTGGTAAATCAAATCCTGTAATAATTCCGTCAATAAACTCAAATACGACTGTATATTTTAATCTTAATGTTATAGCAGGTAATTTTGTTCAATGTAATACAACAACAACAACAACAAGTACAACTACAACCGCTGCTCCGACTACAACGACTACATCAACAACTACAACTACAACCGCTGCTCCGACTACAACGACTACATCAACAACTACAACTACAACTGCTGGGCCAACTACGACAACAACAACTACGTTAGCGCCTACAACAACAACTACTACTACACTATCATTTTTAATTGGTTTTGGTGGAGCTTTTGAAGATGCTTGTGGGTTTGCAGCATCAGGAACTGTAACAGGTGATAGTCCTATTTTCTGTAATTGTACTACATTCACAGGCGCAATATTTGCAGCAGCAGCAACAGGTACATGGTATGTGTCTTTTGGAGGCCAATATGTATCAGTATCTGTAACTAATGGAAACCCTGTTGCAACAGTTACGAGTGCTTGTTCGTCATGTACACCTACTACTACGACCACTACAACTTCGGCTCCGACAACTACTACAACAACAGCAGCTGCGGTTCCGACAACCACAACAACTAGTACTACAACAAGTACCACAACTACTACGACTAGTACAAGCACAACCACAACAACAACTGCGGCTCCAACAACTACGACTACAACTGCAGTTCCAACTACAACAACTACTAGTACGAGTACTACTACTACTACTTTGCCGCCAACAACAACAACAACAACTTTGTCTTTTTATACTTTTCCACTAGGGGTAGATTCAACTAGCGGCGCTTTAGCTTGTATTGATTTTGCAGGCACACCTTTAAACTATTATTCAGCATCTTCAGTATTAACTAATAGTGTAGTAGTTTATCAAGACTCCGCTCTAACAACTGTTGTACCTGATAATTATTATTCTAATGGGGTAAATAATTGGTTAATCACAGGAGGTAATGGTACATTAACAAACGAAACATCTTGTTAATTAAATAAATTAAATTAAATGGCAAATACATTATATTTTCATCAAGATCCATTTACCATAGTTTTTTCAGAGCCTGATAATGCTTTTGAGTCATTTTACTCGTATCACCCTGAATTTATGGGTGAGGTGAATACTACTATGTTTACGTTTAAAAATGGCGGAATCTGGAAGCATGGAACGAGTCCTTATTGTAATTTCTATGGTACTCAATATAATGCATCCATTACCCCGGTATTTAACTCAAATTCATTAGATAAAAAGACTTGGGTTTCTGTTATGGAAACAGGTAGCGCAGTATGGGCTTGTCCAGATATATACACCCAAATGGAGAGTGCAGGGGCCAGACAGGATAGTGAGCTTTTAGCAACGGATTTTGAAACTTTAGAATCTGAATATCATGCATCATTTTTAAGGGATGCAAATAGCCCCGGAGGACTTATTGAGGGGGATAGCCTAAAGGGCAATTATATTGTTATAAAATTTGAGAAAGCAAGTGCAAATTCTTTCGTATATTTGAACAGCGCAACGACTAAATATATTAATTCGCCATTAAATAATAGGTAGTGATAGCTAGAAGCAACGACAACGTAATTGATGAATTAGAAGTAGTAATGCTATCTAATTTTGATGTTGTAGATTGCCCAGTTAAACACATGTTTACTAATGGTCTGTATATTAGAGAAATATTTATGCCTGCCGGTTCTTTGATTACAAGTAAAATTCATAAAACCGAGCATCCGTATACTGTTTCTTATGGTATGGTTGCGGTTTCAATAGACGGTGGGGAATGGGATCAAATAACCGCTCCTTACACTGGAATAACGAAACCCGGAACTAGAAGAGTTTTATATGTTATTGAAGATTGTATTTGGACAACTTATCATCCATTAGATGATATGAAATCCGAGTTTAATGATTTGAGTGTTACAGAGCAAGAGGAGATTGTAAATAAAATAGAAGAAAAGATATTAGAGCCACATGTAAATTTATTGACTGGTACTAATATTCATATTGAATATAAAGATATTTTAAATAACATAAAAAGTATTTTATGAGTTGGATGACAACAGGGGTATCAGTTGGTAGTGCTATTTGGGGTGGCGCTAAAGCAGCCAAAGCAAGAAGAGAACAGAAATCAGCAGAAGCTCAATTAGAAAATTTAGCTAAAAATAGCCCATTAAGAAAAGAGAGTAAATCACTAAATGATTACTATCAACAAGCTTTAAATAGATTTACAGAAAGTCCTTATCAATCAGCTGCTTATCAACAGGCTACGCGCAATGCAGACAGGACTGCAGCCGCTGGTATAAGTGCATTGCAAGATAGAAAAGGGGCCATTGGTGGTGTAACAAAACTTTCTAGATTAAAAGGGGAGGCTTTAAATAATGCTATTCTTGGTGGCGAATACGCTAGAAGTCAAAGGTTTTCTGAATTAGGAAGAGCGACTCAAATGAAAAAAGCAAATGAAGATGAATTGTTTGATATAAATACAATGACTCCTTATCAACGTAAACTTCAATTAGAGCAAATGAAAGGAGCTGCTGCTGGTGAAAGATATAATGCTGGTATGCAAATGCTAGGGCAAGGTTTAAGTAATGCGGCAGCTGGAGGTATGCAGTATATGGATAGTAATCCGGGACAAAATCCATTTAAAGGTTTATTTGGTAATAAATCAAATTCTCCAACATTATCAAATGCATCATTATCGTCTGATATTATTGGTATGCCGGGAAATAAACCGAAATTACCTCCCAAACTTAAGGAATATTTTCAAACAAGTACACCTAAAAAGATTTTTTAATGGCAAGTACAGGATTACTGGGTATAAACCCATTTAGAGGCGGAAATGTGGCTATAGATGTTTCATCTAAGCCAACTCAATTAGCTATTGGTCTTATGCAAAAACAGCAAGCTAAAGCTGAAGCTGTAGACAAGTATTTTAAGGATTATGAAAAGTCTTTAAATCCTGCTGGTTTATCTAAAGCCGAGGTTGATATTTTTGCCAAGAAATTGAAAGAAGTTCAAGAATTTGGTATTAAAAATAAGCAAGCAATTACCAACCCTTCAAAGTATGGTTATGATGCACAGTCAACATTAATGGCCGGGTTCAAAGATTTGCAAGGGTTTATTGAGCAAGGTAAACAAGCTACCGCTGAAAGAAAAGCATTTAAGGATTATATCAATCAGGCTATTAAGTCTGGTAAACGTGTTTCTGATAATTATTTAGATGTAATGAATAATGCAATGCTGCCTGTAGGGGCTGGTTATACACCTCCAGATATTATGCAGGTAGATATATATGATCCACATGATGAAAAGAAATTTACTACTAATGTGTGGGGTGGGATAAAATTACCTACTAAAGAGGTTTTTGAAAAAGAAATTATAAATAATAAACCAACAGGAAAGGTTATTAAAAAAACTTATGAAAGTTTAGATGATAATACAGTAAAAAATGCGATGCTAGGTGCTATTAACGAATATAAAAGCAACAGAGGAACAAAAGAGCATTTTGATGAATTATTTAAAGATAAAGATTTTACTTCTCAAATAAATGAAAATTTTAGGAAAAAGTTTAATAAAGATATATCAAGTGGTGCTGATTTAGCTGTTGGTTATGCATTAACTCAAAAGCCGGGCGGATTGATAAAAGAAGAGGCAGCAGATTATGATTGGGAAACTAAATTCAATAAAACTCAGGCAGCTATAAATGCGAGAGCAGCAGCAGATGATGAGGAGGATTATGTTGATCCAGTTGACCAGTATCTTTCTGACGCAAGGTTAGGAAAAACTTTTGCTGGTGTAGAAGGAGAAAATATTGAAATCATGAATTTACCTGAAATTATATTAAAAGATTTAGGTAAAGACAAAAAGACAGCAATAGTAGGAAGAGGTCTTAATGATAATCAGTATTACAGCATTGTTTATCAAAAAGAAAGAGATAAAAAAACAGGTAAACCAACAGGTGTTAATACAGATATAATTGATTGGGGTAAAACACAAATAATACCAGAATCTCAAATTAGAGCTTCAGTAGTTTCTCGCGCATTACCAAGCGGCTCTAAGGTTAAATTAGTACGCGGTAAGAATAAATCAGGTAAAAAGAAAAAAGCTTATTAAAAATGGTAGATAATAAAGTGCAACCAGATCCAATAGTTCGTCTTTATAATAATATAAAGAATGAATATGATCTTCCAGATTTTAATACCTTTAAGGCAGATATGTCTGATTCTAATAAGGCAAAAAGATTGCATAATACATTAGTTAGTGATGGTTATGATGTACCTGAGTATGATGTGTTTTCTGTAGACATGGGATTAAAAAAAAAAGTTGGTGGCACAGAATCTTCCCCTACAGGATTACCATTACAAGGATTTAGTCAAAAGCAAATTGATTTACTTAAAACAGGTGCTCCAAAGCCTGTTGCAGCTCCTGTTCAGAAAAAAGAGCCAGTATTAGGTATACCTACTAATTTGCCAAAGCAAGAAGCTCTTGCTTATGAAAATGAACTTAAGCTAAATGATGTAGCGGTAAATACGTTAGCAGATATATATAAAAAGAAGGGATTGAAATTTGATCCTTCAAAACCTGCTGCTAAGAAACAAATACAAGAATACGTTGATAAGTCTATAAACGGAGATTTAACTAAAGTAACAGGTAAGGATGGTAAAGAATATTTAGTTAGAAGTCAAGGATTTTTTGAATCCGCTGGTGATTCATTTGTTAGGAGTTTAAAAGATCCTATAGAATCTACTGAAATTAATTTTACAGATAGTCCAGAAGAGCTTGCCAATTTATTAGATGAAAAAATAAGAAAGGAACCAAATGTTCCACAAGAAGCGCCTTCTGCCGTTTCTGGTTATTTAGGTGGATTAGTAGGTGGATTACCTAAATTAGCGGCATTGACAGCCATACCTTATGTAGGGCAAACTGCAATGGTTGGTGAAATGTATTACAATGCTTTGGCCAATCAAAGAAGAGAATTATACCAAAGAGGATTGGAAGAAGGTATGGATAGAGTTTCAGCTGCTAAGAAAGCTATGGAAATAGCTCCTATTTCAGCAATACCAGACGCATTAGTTGCGGCTGTTATGGCTAGAGGGGTTGGTGGTAAAGCTGGCGGAAGTATAATACCAAACGCAGCTAAAGAGTCTTTTATAAAAGCAGCTGGTAATGCTCTTAAGAGTATTGGTGTAGTTTCTGGGACTGGCGGTATTGCTGGATATGAAAGGTCAAAAATACAGCAACGCGCAGGGTACAAAGTGACAGATGCGGAGGCAATTGAAAATGGCTTTAGAGAGGCCGGAGATTATGCTATTATGGATGCCGCCTTTAAGGTAGCTCACATAGGGCCAAAATATTTATCTTCAGCAGCTAAGAATGTATTATCAACTGTTCCTAAAGAAGTTTTAAATGTCATAGCAGAAAAATATCCTGATGGTAAAAGGACATTAGATGAGATTCCAAAATTTGTTGAAACTAAGGCTAAGGTTCAGGATTTTGTTCCTGAAGAAAAAGTAGCTTCAGTTACTGGTTTGACAGAAAAAACAGATAATATAAAATCTGAAATTAAAGATTTAGAGGAAAAGAAAAAAACGGTTACTCCTGCAATAGTAAAAGAAATAGACTTAGAAATAGCTGATAAAAATAAAGAAGTTGATTTCTACGACAATCAAATTAAAAAGGTAATTAAATCAAAAGATGAAACTGGTATTTCTGAAGAAGTAGATGATGTTACTGGATTTAAGGTTGGAGAAGGGATAGTCCCTGCTGAAGTTAAAAAACCTAGTATAGAACAGCAAGCAAAAGAATCAATAGAGGGTAATATAGTTACATTTACATATAAATCTGAAGCAGAAGTCCCAGAAGTATTTAAAGAAAGAATATCGTCAAGTGGTGAGAATACTTTGCCAGATGGTACGATAGAAAAGTTTGTTAGAGTAACAGTTCCAAAATCTTTAGCTGATTATGAATTAGGTAAATTTGAACAGCCTAAAACAAAAACTTCTACTACAGAAGTTAAAGTGACAGAAGATGTAAAACAAAGAAAATCTGAATTACAAAATGAGTTAGATGAATATAATTTAAAACCTTTGCAATTAGGTATGTCAGATGCAGAGTATAAAAATTTATTAGATAAAAGAGAAGGCAGAATAGCTGAAATTAATGCAGAATTAAAATCTTTAGAAGAAGTTAAACCAACTGAAGTAAAAGCAATAGAAGATATAGAATCTAAGAAAGCTGATATAGAAAAAGAGCGGCAAACAGAGTTAGATGATTTAAAGAAAGGTATTCCGGCTATGATAACCAAAAAGCTTGAATCAGATTTAAAAAAATATGGATTTACTGATGCGGAAATCAATAAAATGACTCCAATTGTTGCTAATGAAAAATTGGTTAATGCCAAGTATAATGCAAAATTATCTTCTTTGGAAGGAGTAAAACCAGAAGTTAAAGTAACAGAAAAAGTTAAGTTAACTGAAGCAAAGCCAAAAGAAAAAGTTGAATTAAGTGAAAAAGAAATAGAAAAAAATGAAAAGAGCATTACAAAAGATTACTATAAAACATTTCCTATTGGTAAAACAGGTAAAATAAAAGATGGTAGTATTATTGTAAACACAGATATAAAAAATGGCAATTCTGTATTTAGAATTGAATTTAAAAAACAGGGAAAAGTAACCGCAAGTCCTCAAACGGTTAGTGAAATAAAAAAGTGGGCAGAGTCAAAAGGACTTGAATTTACCGGAACAACAAAAGAAGAATTGCGAGAAACAATTGACTTTAAGTTGCCTTTTGGTAAAAAAGAAGTAGCTCCTGTAGAAGAAAAAATTATAGTTACCGAAAAGCCAAAAGAAGAAAAAACATTTGCTCAAAAAGACTTAGATAGGGCTGAAGCTAAAAAGATACATAGTAGAGTTGCTGAAATGGAGCCTCCTAGTGATGCAGAGCAAGTAGCATTAAGGTATTTAGCTGAAGGTGGAAAAGTAAGTCAAGATGCTATTAATGAGGTGTCTGGCACTACTAAAAGAGCTTCTTTAAATACTGGACGTAGAGAGCTTAAAACAGCTGAGGTAAAAGCCAGAGATTACGCAGGTGGTACAGAGTCTTTAGATGATTTAGCTCATAGATTATGGGAAGCTAGTGGTCAAAAAATATCTGAAAGAGATATTAAAGACGCATTGATGTCTGAAATTGGGAATAACAATACAAGGTTAGATGCAAGCAAAGCTTATTTAGAAAGATATAATGCTGAGTATAAGATAGAGCAAGAGGAAATGAGGGTAGCTGAGCAATATGCTGAACAGTATTTGGAAGAACAAGAAAGGTTAGAAAAGGAATTAAGGAAGCCATTAGATGAGCAAATTGAGGGAGAGGCATCAGAAGAACATATAAACAATTTAATAAATCAATATGAAGCAGAGTTTAAAGCAGAAAATCAACAACTTAGAACCGAAGGTGAGGGAGAAGTTAGTAAAGAAGTTAGCAAGGGAAAGGTTACTGAAAAAGCTCCAGAAGCAGAGTTAGCAAAAGAATACAAAGAAGCTGTAAATAAGGCTAGTAAAAAAGCTAAAGAAAATGCTAAAAAAGACTTTGTAGATCGTAACTTTGAGAACTTAGTAGAAAAATTAAAAATCCAAATAAAATGCCCAACGTAAAAAATTTATTAAGCCCTAGCATGAAAAAGGGCTTGCAGAAAGCAATATATGCAGAACTTTACCAATCTAATCTTTGGAAGCATATAGCAAACAATTTACAAAGATTAGGTTACTTCGGTGGTCAAAAGTATTTCTTAGCAGAAAGTGCTGAGGAGCTTACTCATTACCAGATATTTGTTGATTTCATCAATGATATGGGTGATGTGGCAGATGTTCCAAAAATAGATGCTATTGAAGATGAAATTGATTCAATTGCAACAGCTTTACAAGTAGCTTATGACATGGAATTAGATGTATATAACCAATACAAAAAATTCTACGAGGAAGCTGATGAAGAAGATTGCGCAGTAGGTATATTCATGCAGCAGTTTGTTACAATCCAATTAAAAGCAGTTGGAACTTATGGTGATTTGATTAGTCGTTATAACAGATGTGGTACAAACGAAGCGGCTATTTTAGAATTTGATAGATATTTATCAAAACAATAATACTTATAAATAATGGGTTGCATTTACATTATAGACGGAATTGAGTACAACGAAGCGCAGCTTAAAGAATACTTAGCTAAAAACTTAGAATCTTTTTCTGAAGAATTGGCTGGGGCGAAATCAGAAGTTAGAGGCATTAACAAAGCAGCTAATCAGATAAGAAGAGAGATGCTTGGCATGAAAAGTTATGATCCAGATGTAGTTACCAATATTGAGGCAAATAGAAAAGCTGAAGAGTGGTTGAAGGCTGGAGGTGATGTAAATAAATTATTGAGCGACATAGAATCTAAAAAGGCCGCCACCTCTTTTGGCCAAGAAGTTGTAAAGATTTTGAATCTTGAATTAGATGCTAAGATAGCAGAAAACCCAACTGATGAATTGCTTTCTAAGCAAAGAAGATTAGTTCAAATTAATGACTTGATTGGTACTGATGCAGCTAGGCAATTGCAGGCTAGAAAGGGTATGCCTCCGCCAATGTCAACTATCTCTGATTATTACATTGATAAGATGGATAAGAATGGGGTAGAAGTATTGACTGAAAAACAAAAAGCAGAAGCAAAAGCTGATTTTGAGAAAATATCAAAATTAGAAAAGGAAGTAGAGGAGTTAAGAGCTAAGGTAGATGAAGCTGCTGCTAAAGAATTAACCAATAGGGAAGTAGAAGAAACAAAGAAAACTATTAGATTAGGTGAAGCTCCAAAGAAAAAGATAGATTACGCTGCTGAAAGAAGTAAAGTAATTGATGATATTAGAAAAAAGTTAAGGTCAAATAAATTAACAGCAGTTCCTATACCATATGTTGACAAGTTTATTGAAATAGCTCCAGATGTTGCAAAATTAGCTAGATTGTATGTCGGAGAAGCAATTGAAAAACTTGAAGAAGTAAAACTTGAAGATATAGTTAATAAAGTGCATAGTTTTTTGGAATCTGACTTAGCCGGACTTACTAAAAAGGATGTGCAGGATATGATTGCTGGCAAATATAGTAAGCCAAGAGAAACTAAATCAGAAATACAAACAAAACTAGAAGGCTTAAAGAAGGAAGCTAAAATTCTTAATGAAATTGAAGATGTAAAAGCAGGTAAACCAAAAACAGAAAGAGAGGAGATTAAGAAGAATCAAAGAATAGCTGATTTAAACAAGCAATTAGTAAAAGCTAGAGAAGAAGCTGGTTATTATAATGAAGGTAAGAAAAAGTTAGAGGGTTCTATAAAAAATATTGAATCACAAATAGCTGAATTTGAAAGAAGAATTAAAGAAGGGGATTATTCAGAAAAGCCAAAGCGTCTAAATATATTAGATGATACTGAATTAAGGAAAAAGAATCCAGAATTATTTAATAAACTATTAGATGCTAGGGATAAGCTAGATAATTTAAAGTTTGAGTATATTCAAAAGTTGGCTAAGGAAGAAATGGATTCTAAAAAGGGTTTTCAAAAAGCTTTTGCTGTAAGTGGTAAATTTATTAAAGAAGGAATTAATACACAAAAAGCATTAAAAGCAGGCTTTGATAACTCTGTTGTGTTTATCCAGAATGGACTTGCTGTTTTGAACCCAATGAATATAAAGGCTACAGCAAAAGGATTAGGTGCGCAATTGGATGTTGCTTTCAGTGAAAAAAATTTTAGAAGAAGGCTTGTTTCTATTTTTGAGAATAAGCCTTTGATTGATATGATTAAAAGGTCTGGATTGGATATTATTGATCCAAAAGGATTCAGAGAATCAATTACAAATGAACAATTTGGTGGGCAAAACTGGTTAGATAAAATAAAGTTTACTGTATCTAAAAAAGGAGAACCATATTCTGTTCAAAATAAAGAAGGAAAATGGGAAACATATCCGGGCGAAATCACCAAAAAAACATACAAAGCATCAGATATATCTTCTCCATTTGAGAGAGTTTTTGCCGCATTTAGTAATGAATTTAGATTACAGATATTTTTAAGAGGAGCAGAAAAATTAATAGCCAAAGGTAAGACGTTAGATAATAATCTTGAAGATTTTAAAAGCTTAGCTAGTTATGCAAATAACATTACTGGTAGAGGTAAAATACATCAATCTGAATTAATAAAAAGATCAGAGCCTATAATTTCTGCATTATTTTGGGCGCCGGGACTTATGTCCTCATCAATGAATATAATGGGACTAGGAGATGTTGCTAACCTTGGAAAAAATAAAGGGTACTATAGGGCAATGACTCCAGAAGTTAGAAAATATGCCTTAAAGGAAACGGCAGCAGGTTTGTCTATGGGAGCGTTGATTATGGGTGCAATGGCACTTGATCCAGATAAAGAAGTAGATAGTGATCCAACGAGCGTAACATTTGGTCAAGTAAGAGATACAAAAAATGGATGGTCTTACAATATATTTGGTAGGTTTACTCCTTATGTGAGATACTTGGCAATGATGACAATGAGAGGAAAAACAATTAACGGGAAGCCTGTTAAATTTGATGCTAAAGCAGAAACATATAAATTCTTTAGAGGTAAAGCATCTCCATTTGTTGGTGTTGCGACTGATTTAGCATTTTCAGAGAATTTTCAAGGTAAAAAGTATACATTGGATAATAAAGGGCAGATTGCTAGTGATTTATTTGAGCCATTATTTTTGAATGAATTAAGAGAACAAATTAAGATAGATGGCACAGATGCTATTTTAAAAAGAGCAATACCTGCTTTTAATGGTATCAAGGTGGTAAATGAAAAAATGTACGATAAAAGAGATTTACAATCTTTATTAGATGATACTCAGGTTTCTAGTACAATGGATAAGAATCTCATGGTTAACTATAATGAAGATCCAGCTGGTAAACCCATAACAAGCAAAGAGTTTGATGAGTTTGTAAAAGAGAGAGATGAATTGGTTGGCGATTATATTACCAAAATATATGAAAAAGGCGTTCCTGTTTTGGTAGATGAAACTACGGTAATGAAGCCAATCTCAGAGGTTTCAAAGGAGGATTTAATAAGTGCGATAAATAAAATAAAAACTCTTGCAACCAAAAAAATTAAAAAGAAGTTATTTGGTGAAAAGCCAGGACCAGAAGAATATTTAAAAGAAGATTTAAAATTAACTTGGGAAGAGGTATTAGGGTTAGAGCAGGAAGAAGAACAAGAGCAGGAATAATAAAAAATTAGATATGCCATACAAATCTAAGGCTCAAGCCGCCTACTTTAATATACATAAAAAAGAGCTTGAAAAAGAAGGAGTTGACGTAGCAGAATGGAACCGAGAGAGCAGGGGGATGAAGCTACCCAAAAAAGCTAGTAAATTAGCTGCCATGAAGAAAAGAAAAAAGGGCTAATATAGCTATATTTTTCTTATATTTGGTGTAAAATTTAAAGCAAATGCCTCTTGTACCTAATTTTACGGCCAGTCAGTTTAGTGGCACTCCGTCAGTTATTACATTAACCGATACAAGTACGGGAAGTGATGTAGCCATTACTTCTCGCAGAGTATATTTATTACAAGCTAATGGTACGTTTCTAGTACCGGCTGGAACAACTACAGATTATGTGGTTTGGGATTTAGTTGATACAAGCATTGATTTAGATGTGTTATCTCAAGATTCTGCATTAAGTATTACTGTACAATGGATGAGCAGTACAAACACAATAGTCACTTCAAAGACTATATCATTCGCATTTACAGCATATAATGAAACTTTTTATTACGGCTTAACTGAAAGTCAAGTTGCAAATTCTAATTTGTCTGCAAGCACCAACTGGTACCAAACGAAACTAGTATTACGAGTTGAAATTGATAGTGCAGATCAGGCAATTACATTTGCTTCTGATATTTATTCAGCACAAGCTGCATTAAACAGAGCAACATACATATCTACTAACCAAGCTTTATTCTTCTAAACATGACACCACAAGAAGTAGTATCTATAGCAGAAATTTCACAATACTTATGGAATGATTCTATTCCTAAGCAAAATGCTTTCTTCAATGGAAGTATTGATCCGCGTAAGGCTCAGCAACTTTACCTAGAAAGAAAAGCTTTGCAATATGGTATTGACCAGCAGTTAAGTGGAATACCCGGAACATCTAATTATGTTTATGCACTATGTGGTGCTAAATTGCAATTAGCAATTGAAATATTAGGAAATGGAAATGGTGGTGGTGGTGTAATCCCCGGCGGTGGTGGTAACTTTAGTGTATTTGAATATTCTAACAATGCAACTTTAGGTTCATTTACAATATACTTCCCAGAAGCAATTGGTAAAAGATGTGTTAACGCATTTAGACAAGGTAACAACATCGGAGCCATATTAACTTCAGGTACTCCAACAGGAAACCAAGTTGTATGGGATAAAACAGCTGGATCATTAACAGTAGCAGTTGCTTTTTACAGTAATGAATTTGTGAGAGTAGTCGTTCAACAATAAAAATAATCAAGGTGGCAATACAAAATCTAATTTCTGGAGATTTAAAATTAAGGGATGAAAATGGTATTCTCGTTGCAATAGATGGTATTGTCGCTGCTGATACTTCAGGAACTATAGGTACATCTGGAAGCAGTGGAACAAGTGGCACTAGTGGTACATCAGGTACTACTGGTAGTAGTGGAACTTCTGGTACGTCTGGAACTTCTGGTACATCTGGAACTTCAGCTACTGCCGGAACAAGTGGTACTACTGGTACTTCTGGAACTACTGGTACTTCAGGTACGTCTGGAACAGATGGTTCTGGTGGAACTTCTGGAACTAGTGGAACTTCTGGTACTTCGGGTACAAGCGGCACTACTGGTACATCAGGTACTACAGGCACTTCGGGTACTAGTGGTACAACTGGTACAAGCGGTAGCTCTGGAACTTCAGCGACAGCTGGAACAAGTGGATCTTCAGGTAGTTCGTCTACTTCAGGAACTTCGGGAACGACTGGTACATCAGGAACTGATGGTACGGGTGGAACTAGTGGTACTTCAGGTACGTCTGGTAGCTCTGGAACTTCTGGTACGTCTGGTACATCTGCTACATCAGGAACTGATGGAACGAGTGGTACTAGTGGAACTTCAGGTACGTCTGCAACAAGCGGAACTTCAGGAACAACAGGAACTAGTGGTAGCTCTGGAACAAGCGGAAGCAGTGGCACTTCGGGTACAACAGGTACTTCGGGTACTTCTGCTACTTCAGGTTCTAGTGGCACTTCTGGTACTGATGGTACAGGTGGAACAAGCGGTACTTCTGGTACTTCTGGTACAACCGGAACTTCTGGAACTTCAGCTACGTCTGGCTCTAGTGGAACAAGCGGTACGGATGGTACCGGTGGAACTTCGGGAACATCAGGAACTTCAGCTACATCTGGTACAAGCGGTACAAGTGGAACAACGGGTACATCTGGTACTTCGGGTTCTAGTGGTATAACGGGTACTTCAGGTACGACAGGTACATCAGGGACTAGCGGAACAGCAGGTACTTCAGGGGTAAACGGTATGAATGGTGTTGCAGGGGGACTTGTATACTATCTAAATCAATCTTTAAATACGAATACTGCTTTTGGTAGTCCGACATATAAACAATGGTCACCTAATGGTACAATTACAGGTCAACAAGCTGTAACAAGAAGCGTATCGGGTTCTACAAGAACTTTATTTGCAACTTATGCGACAGATAGTGGTGTTCCTAATTTAACAAGTATTCCTTCGGGGAACTGGGCATGGGTAACACACTTTGCTATAAATGGTAACGGAAATTTAGCTGTTGACATTGAGCTTTATAAATATACAACAGGTGGTGTTTCTACTTTATTAGGAACTACCAACCTTGATACCGAAAACATGATTAACGGTGTCATTAAAGAATTTTTTACTGATTTATTTTTAGGTCAAACAGCATTAAACGCAACAGACAGACTTTATTGTCAAATATATACTCAGCATGACGGTGGTTCAAGTGTAAATGTAACTTTTTATACAGAAGGTACAAGTAACTACTCATACGCTCAAACAACATTTAATCCACCAAGTGGTACTTCTGGAACGAGCGGTACTTCGGGTACTAATGGAACTTCTGGTACTAGTGGCTCAACAGGTACTTCTGGAACAAGCGGTGTAAGTGGAGTTAGTGGTACAGATGGAACTTCTGGTACTTCTGGAACTTCTGGAACTTCTGCGACTAGCGGTACTTCTGGAACAAGTGGAACTGATGGTACAGGAGGTACAAGTGGAACAAGTGGTACAAGTGGAACAACTGGTTCAAGTGGTGTTTCAGGTTCAAGCGGAACTTCTGGAACAAGTGGAACCGATGGTACAGGTGGGACATCTGGTACTAGCGGTTCAACAGGTACAAGTGGAACTTCTGGAACTACAGGAACTTCTGGTTCAAGTGGAACTTCAGGTTCTCGTGGTACAAGTGGAACTACCGGCACGTCTGGTACTTCCGGAACTTCTGGAACGAGTGGCACATCTGGAAGCTCAGGAGCAACCCAAGCTTTCTCCAATGTTTTAACTATGAATAGTGGTGGAGCAGGGGACGCTTCAGGAACAACATATAATGGTTCTGTTCCTAGAACTCTTTCTTATAATACTATAGGCGCTCCATCAACAACTGGTGCTAATGCTTCAGGTACTTGGGGTATTAATATTACAGGTACAGCAGGTAGTGAAACACTAGCTACAGTAACAGGTCGTGGTGCATCAACATCAACAGCTATTACTTTAAATACTGGTGGTAATATTGTTTCAACCTCAACATGGGAAAAATGGAGGCTCGTAACAACAGGAGTTATTGCTCCTGCTAGACTAGGTTCTGATTCAAATGGTTTAAACTTTACTTCTAATGCTCTTTTTAGTGGAGCATGGTCACAAGATGACCCTACTAGAAAATCCATGGCTTATATTCAACATTTAGGTAATGGTAGACATGAATTTAGAACATCTCCTTCTGGTGGTACAGTTACTTGGACAACAGGATTAACTATAGATGAGGCTAATGCTAACTTTAATGTACCATTAACAATTAATAGTACACTTACCTCAACTGGAACTACAATATTAGCAAATGCTTTTAGATTTTATACTGGAGGCAGTGATGGTTCAACAGCTTATGGAGATTTTAGAACTAATCCAGCTACTGGTAATAGTATCATCAGTGCAAAAACAAATGCATTGTTCTTTAACTTTGATCATGGAACAGGAGGTGTAATATTTTGTAATGGTGCTGGAGGTAGTGTAGGTACAGTTGATGCTTCTGGTAATGCAAACTTTATTGGAGCAATTACTCAAAATGGTAATCAAGTTCTTAACGCAGCTAACTTTAACTCTTACGCTCCAACACTAACAGGTGGGGGAGCTAGTGGAACTTGGGGTATTAGTATTACAGGTAATGCTACATCTGCAACAACTACTACTTTTGTAGCTTCTCCTGATGGTAGTAGAAACCCTAACACATTTGCTTTACCAACAACAAACCCAAGGTCTGTAAGATATGATTTTGCAACCGCTGGTAGTGTAACTGGTGCAACTGGTAACTATGCTGGTGTAATGACATACTCTCCTTGGGATGGTACATCTGCAAGTACAGGAGATTCTTCATATCAATTAGCTTTTTGTAATTGGAGTGGAGTGAACGCTTCAGGGTTACCCGGATTAGCTTTAAGAAATGGTATTAATAGTAGTTGGAACGCTACATGGTATCAATTTTTGCATAGTGGTAATTATACAAGTTACGCTCCAAGTTTAACAGGTAGCGGAGCAAGTGGTACATGGGGGATTAATATAACAGGATCAGCAGGTAGCGCCCCTAATGGTTCTAATGTAAATCCTTTTTATAATGTAACCCCCGGTGATGGGAATGGAGTTAGATTTTGGTCATCCGATGAATATAAAATATCAATGGGTGTTGGAAGTTTATACCAATATGGACCCGTTATTGATTATTCCATCAAAATGCAAATGGATGCTGGAAGTACAGGTAGAGGATTTACTTGGGGTAGAATTGGTGTTGCTCCGATTGCTGCATTGAACTCAACAACTGGCAACATGCAAATTGCAGGAAATCTTGGCTTAGGTGTAACTGCAGATGTAAGGCTTAGTGTAAACGGAGACGCTCATGCATCTGGTTTTATGTACATGGCTGGAACTGCTGGCTCGGTTGGAAGTTGGGGAACTAGAACAACAGGATCTGGAGGTAACTGGACAACTAATGTAAATACAGTAAGGTTTGATAACGTAGGTTATAGTAATACATGGTCGTTTACTATTGATACAAGTGGTAACGTTCGGTCTGCTGCTTATCGTGGCAACGCAAACGTAGGAGGAACAGGTGAAGCAACATATCATCCAGCAGGTATTTATAGTCAAGGTACGAATTGGTTGTATGGTACTATGTATTTAAATAATAATAGCATAAATGATGCTAATGGTATATACAACAATAGTTGGTATAGAGTCACTGGAAGACTAGGATTATACAGCCAAACTTATGGAAGCCATTTTTACGCAGATAGTACTAGTTATTGGTCTATAACTGGTGCTGGTACATCTACTTTTGGACTGCAGTTTAGATCTAATTATGATTCAGCAGTTGTAGGTTATGTATATGGAGAAACTGGTGGTAATTTTGGTCTTTTAAATGGTGGATCTTGGGCTGTGCGTACAACATCTGGTGGTGGTCAGTTATATGGGAGTTGGTCAAGTGGACCATTAAATGTAAGTGGTTCAGTAAGCACAAGTGATTGGTTTTATGTAAATGGAACTGGAGGATTATATTTTAATTCATATGGTTATGGACTTCGTTCTCCAGATGCAGAAGGTAATACTTATGGTAATGTAGCAACACATGGTAGCGGCAGAAATGGTTGGGCAGGGTATGGTGTTGGGACACAATTTAATTTAATGGGTAGAGTGTCTACGGATATAGGTTTGCATGATATAGGTTATGCTGGTGGTTGGATATTCTATTCTCTATATGGAACAGGTAGATTGTCAATAGGTACATCAACTAACTCAACATCTTATAGATTATATGTTGAGGGAGCTATTTTTGCAACTGGCGATGTGGTTGCTTTCTCTGATGCTCGTAAGAAAAATAACATAATCACTATAGATAACGCTCTTGAAAAAGTGACAAATCTTCGTGGTGTATTTTATGATAAAATTGGTGAAGAAGAAAAAGGAAGGCAGCTTGGGGTTATTGCACAAGAAGTAAATCAAGTGTTACCAGAAGCTGTTTCGTATGCAAAGGATATAGACGAGTATGGTGTTAAATATGGTAACTTTGCAGGATTATTCATTGAAGCATTTAAAGAGCAGCAGAAACAAATTGAAGAACTTAAATCTATAATCAATGCCCTTACCAGTTAGTGGACCACTGAGTATATCACAAATTAGAAATGAACAGGTTGATGTTTGGGGGTTCCCTTCAACTTATAGCCTAAGACAACTTAGTGCTAATGCTGGATTTTCTAGTCCTGATGCTATTAGTGAATTCTATGGTTATAGCGCAATCCCTATCATTACAAGTGGCCTAAATATATATGTGGATGCTAGTAGTCCTAAATCTTATCCGGGAACTGGAACTACATGGTTTGATTTAAGTGGAAATGGATATAATGCCACCTTTGCTGGAGCAGTAGCTTATAATTCTACTGGGCCAAAATTTATGGCATTAACTGGTAATACTGGATTTATATCATTCCCAAATTCGGCTGGAGCAAAAGGAGCTGATGATAGTGCCTTTTCATTTGGAGGATGGTTTAACGTGCAAGAAACTCGTACTGGTTATACTATGTTTGAAAGAGGACAAGATCTTGGTCAGTTTCAACAAAATGGTTGGAGTTTATTTATTGGGAAATCAACACCTAGTACATCTCAGTGGATGTCAGTGGGGGTTGGTGTAGACCCAGTTACACTTGCTATTACCCAGCCTTTAGCAAGAGGTGGAACATTCCCTAGCAATAATGTTTGGTTATATATGGTTGGTACATGGCTCCCCGGAACTTCATCAAGAATGAGGGTATATGGAAACGGGAATCTTATTGCAACATCAACTCCTACCAATACTCCTGTTTTAAGAGCTTCTACAGCAGGTTGGTGTACAGCGAATTTTGATTTTAGAGCAAACCAGCAAATTGCATTATTACATGTATATAACAGAGAATTAACTGCTGCGGAGGTTCTACAAAATTATAATGCTACTAAAGCAAGATTTGGTTTGTAAGCCCAATTTATATTATATCTTTGTAAAAATTTATAAAAATGGAAACAAGTACAGACACAGCAGTTAACCTAAATAATCTTGAATTAGTTATTGAACCAGTTCAAAACTTTTCTAATGTTGATAATAGCCTATTAATAGTAGGACTAGCTATATTATTGTTTGTATATTTCAAACAAAATATATCAATGGGATATAATAAGTATATTTATAAAATAAAATAAAATAAAATGGCAAAAACAATTGAACCAATTTTGTCTTGGCAAAATGGCGAAGAAAAAGAAGCAACAGTATTTGTATTAACATCTTCTTTTGATAACTTATCTACAAATGCAACTTTTCAATATCAATTAAATGAGGTTATTACAAGCCCAATTACTCCAGCTCCTTACCCTATGTTTAATACTTTGGTAAATGGTTCATTGAATATATCAGGACAAGATTACCTAGATTGGGACACTTCATCAGATGCAAATAATTGGATATATAATTGGGCAGCAACACAACTTAAATTGACAATTACAGGCGAGTATATTCCTCCTGTGCCAAGTACCACTACGACTACCACTACAGAGGCTCCTACTACAACTACTACAACAGAAGCCCCTGATACAACAACTTCTACAACAGAAGCCCCATAATTATTTTTTTTAATTAAATTAATTTAATTAGCTTTGCTAAAAATAAATACATTATGAAATCAATTGAATTATCAGTATCTAAGGAAAACATTGATGGCAAAAAAATCTTTTTTACCACTTACAGTTTATTGAAATCATCAATTAATAATCCAACTCAAGGAGGATTAAATGTTGATGAGATGATTAAAAGACTTCGTTTATTAGGTGAAGTTGAAAAGCACAAAGACCTATTTGAAATTAATCCAGAGGATTTTAAAGATGAATTTCTTGAAAGAAAAGCCACATTAGAATTAGAAGATGCTGATTTTACCAAGTTAAAAGAACTCTTCAAAGAAATGAAGTGGGTGGTAGTATCAAAAACAATTGTTGATTTAAGCAATCAATTTGACAAATAGTTTTAAAGGTTAGTGGTTTAATAATAAATTAAGCAGGCTGCGAACCTGCTTTTTTTATTATAAGTAACGACTAATTCTATTTATTACCATCTCTGCGGTGATTGAAGTCTGGCACTCAAAGTTCTTATTGTAAGGACACCAATTCCAATTGCCTTTATCAAATTTTATTTCTGGTTTGTTCCAGCATCCATGACATACTTTTTCATTTGTGATTCGTATGCAGTTGGTAAGGAACTCATGGTCAAATTCAGTAAAGTTGCTTATTAGTACAACTTGCTTACCTAAACTCCACGCGAGCCACGATAAACCACTGCTGAGTCCTACGAAGAATGTGCTATGGTATATCCAATCCATTGTTGATTCCATTGATGTATCTGGTATCTGTGGGCAATTATCAAATGGATTTACTTCTTTGGAAACATTGTATACTTTATAGCCTTGTTCGGTATAATGGTTAATTAGCTTCTGCCATTCTTCCCTTACCCAAAACTTGCATCCTGTGGTAGAATTAGTGGCAATAGTGATGTATTTATCATGCTCTGGGCAATCTCTCTTGGTAAATAATTTGGGGCGAATTTCAGTGTATTTTAAGCCCAAAATATTACACGCTGCCTTTTGTAGTGGTATTGTGTTTGGCAGTTCTGGTTCTCTATTGGTATCATAGTGCCAACCAATCTTATACATGGCATAACAATTAACAGAGCTGCCGGGTTCTACTAATTCAAGTTCAGGGTAGTCCAGTATTTTATTATGAAAAGTGGACAACACAACCTTGCAACCATGCTTCTTTTGGAACTCTAAAGCATACGGAACCCATGCAATAGTATCTCCAAGCGCGCTACTTTCTATTGATATGAATACCCTTTTACTATGCAAATCCAATACGTTTTCATAGATTAATTCTCCGTCCTGATATACATACGTTTTCCATTTAGTATAGTATTGTCTATTGAGCCTTACCCAGCTATTACTCTTGATTACACTTTGGTATTGGCATACATCATTCTCATCATAAAATCTAACATCAAATTCACTATCGCTTTCTCCTTTTATTTCAAGGAAAGGGTGATTAATGAAGTTTTGTAAGATGCGGACCTTTTGTACTTGTGCTGGGAGTTCTAATATCTTTTCATAAGCTACTTGATGCGCTCTTGCAAAATCACCTGTAGTATTGTCTTTTGGTATATCGTATGTAATATTATTGTACTTAGCTATCAATTCTAAATCAGCATCTATTGAGTATGTGTAGTTATCATACATTCCGGCATACTGCGGAAGATTCCGCGCAACAATAGGTAGCCCATAACTTATGGCTTCACGAAGTACAATTGGGTTACATTCCCATGTGCTATTAAACATAAATACATCTGATGCTATCATGAAGTGATCAATATCTGTTCGCTCTCCCCATACCTTTACATTTGGTGGTAAGTTCTGCATCAATGGTTCCCAGTAGTGCTTAAAGTTCCCAGCCTGATTGCCTACAAAGTGAAACATCATATCAGGATATTTACGGGCTATTTCTATTCCTTCAGCTTGATTCTTCCCCGGAGTCCATAAGCCAACATTCAGCACATGCTTTTTGTTTCTATCAAAGCCTAATTCATCTTGCCAGATAGTCTTGAATTTACTAAGATTAATTTCCTCTATTGGATAAAGTATTGTAACATACTTGGATTCCAAATCAGCAAAAGTTTCTTCATGATACGGAGTGCAGAATGAATATAAGTCTGGGTGAAATAACTTGCTATTCGGATCAAACGAGATGTCATGGCAGGTTTCTACGATACGATACTTTCTATCTGGATTGTAAAGCCTCCTTACCATCTCTCTATCCAATCTTTCAGACATTTCATCTATATGGATTATATCAGGCTGGAAGTAATCTATCACATCAAATAGAATCATTTTATTTTCATAAAGGGTAGTAAAATTACTACCAATTAGGTTCTTTATATCGTTTCTTTGTACCACATAATCTAATCCATGGCATTGATATTCTACTACATAGTATTCGTTGTCAGTGTGATTCTTCATGCTACCAAGCCTTCCAAGAATGAATTGGGGGCAACCTCCTGTGCTAAGATGCGGAGCTAAAAATAATATTCTCATAATAATTCTATTTCTGTTTTAACTTCTTGCCAATACTTTATATAGATACTTATTTTACCCATAATATCTTCAATATGATTTTCTGCGTGTGCATATTCTTTTAATATTTCATCTACTGCTATTAATGAAATTTGTTTAGATTCTTTTGTTAAGCCACTTATATTGTAGATTTTATCAAATAATTCTTGTGCTTTTTCTTTTGGTGTCATAGGTTATTTGTTTTTAGCTTTAAAATATCCTGTTAAAAATCCTATTATCCAAGTAATAATAATGAATAAAATTACATCTATTTGTTTCATAGGTTATTTGTTTAGTTGGTTTATAAATTCTTTAATCTTTTCAATGTTCTTTTCTCCATGATAGAATAGTAAATGTTCTTTATGTGAAGGTACTTTAATCCATGGCCCTATTAAATTATCATGACCAGTAAATTTTAGGTCTTTATGTAGTCCATTGATGTAGCAGTATGGTAGTCCTGAAAATGTCATACGCTTATACAGAAGGGCTTGAAGTATGGTTTCTTCATGGAAGGGTGCGTAATAGTTGTGGTTCTTTAATACTTTAGGGTGGTTACACATCCAGAACCATTCATCTAAAAATTCAATGGTGTTCTGCCCTGCAACATAATATCCTGTTTGCCTGTATCTGTTACGGACATACTGGTTTATATTGAATAGCTCACAGGCTGGTGCTTCTAATGTAGTGCTTAAATCCGCCCTACTTTCAGCGCCGCCTCTACCATTGACCATAAGATATTCATAGATACCTTCTGTAAAATAGGGGTGACTAGATTCTTCATTATAGAAAGTAAAGATGTTGTCAACAAATGGACTAGCCACAGAGTCAGAATCCACATACGCAATCGTTTCAGCATAGTTTTCAAGTGCATGTTTGGTTATTAAAGGTCTTTGTATTAGTAGTTTGTAGATGCTTTTATTGGATCTATCAATGTAGTCGGACCTTTGTTTCAGGTGCTTTACATCACAATCCCATCTAATTGTTTTGGTATCTTCTATGTCGGGAATCTTCTTATCAGAGTTGAGCATGTATACTAATATCGGTAGGCTGCTGAACTTACGGATAGATTCAGCGCATACTTGGACCAAATCAAAATAAGAGTCATCAGCGTACAATAGGTAGGCTTTCTCATGCTTATGGGTTCTGTTTACATAGTAGCCATAATACTGGTTAGCATAAAGTAATCTAAGTTCTGGGTATCTGGTTTCCATGACTGCCGGAGTTAAGTCAGGCTGCAAATGGGTTTCATGGATGTTACCTTCATGCTCTCCCTGTTCCATAAGATATGGCACCGCTATCAGACATTGCTTACCGCTATGGACTATCTTTCTGATGATACTTTGTGCATCTTCCACAGATAAATGCTCAAGCACATCACCCATGATAATGAACTCGTAATAGTCAAAATGGAAACCAACTACGCTTTGTATAAATACATTGTTGTACTTCTTATCTAATTGATAATTAACTACATAAGGTTCGTATATCTCTACGCAATCCATGTAGTAACCATAGTTTTTTAGCATATCAGAATAGGTGCCAATACCAGCCCCCACATCTAATATCTTTTTGTTTATGTCTACGTTATCTACTATGTAATCCCTTACCTCTTGTTTGAAGAATTGAAAGCTAGTTGGCATAAAATTAATTTAATTAAGCAAAAGTAATTAATTTAATTAAATAAATATATCTTTGCCTAAAATAATTATTATGAAAATAGAAGTAAGCATTGGCGAAATAGCCGACAAGTTCACCATCTTAACCATCAAATCATTTGAAATTTTAGACGAGGAAAAGCAGATTAACATTAAGAAAGAGTGGAAGTACATTAACCAAGTAATCAAAGAGAACTTCAAGGAGCTGGCAGCAGACAAGCTAACACATAGGCTTTTGGATATAAACAGGCAGTTATGGGTGGTAGAGGATTCGCTCCGAGATTGCGAAAATGACAGTGAGTTTGATAAGTTATTTGTCTTTTTGGCAAGACAGGTTTACAGGCTAAATGACCAAAGAGCAGCCATAAAAAGAGAGATTAACATTAAATACAAGTCCGACATTGTGGAGGAAAAATCATATAACGCTTATTAATTTATATAAATTTAGCAGAATTTGACAGAAAAAAGTTATTTTTGATAGATGAATAGACTCGCTATCATAATGATTTTTTTCTGTAGCTGCGCTTCGGTTAAGAAAACCGAGAGGAGAATGGACAGCACAGTAACCAGATCCATTGATAGTGTGAAAGTTACGTTTTATGACAGCGTTACAAAGGTCATAGAAAAAGAACAATACTTTACTAAAACAATAACATACTACGATACCTTATGGGTAACTAAAGATAGTATGATAACCATTCCAAAGTATACAGAAACTTGGACTTCTGGCAGCCGCGAGAAGCAATCCGAATCCAAGCTAACCAAAAAGGATTCTGCCAATATTTCAAAGGCAGAAACAATCACAAAAACCATAGTTGAAAAAGATAAGAAGAAAATGGCCAATAACTTTTATAAGTTCTTGTTATTTATTCTTATTGCCCTACTTGTTATTTACATTTATACAAAGCTCAAAAAATGAAACGTATAAATCATAATATCAAGGGGTATGTATTCGCTTTAGTTTACGTTATTATTATACTCTTAATATCATTATTTATATGAAAAAATTATTCAATTGGGTAGCAGGGTTTTTCTCAGCAGATAGCCCAAATTCAAGCAAAAGATTAGTAGGAATTGTTGGTGCCGGTTTCTTATACTGGACACTTTATTCAAATTCACATAGCGAAAGTCATGTAGTTCCAGCCGAATCATTGGTATGGGGTACTGTTACTTTGGTATGTACCTCTTTAGGATTAGCTTCTGTAAAGGAGATAGGAGATTTAATTGGAAACTTTAAGGGCAATAAAACATCTGAATAAAATGGAAGCAACAATTGAAAAGCAAGTTGAACGTACTTGGCAATCAAAAACATCTTTAATTATAGTAATCCTCACAATATTAGGTGGTTACTATGCGTTAACTGGTAAATTTGAAGATGATGGTAAGAAGTATGAAAACCATGAGGTTCGTATCGGCCAGTTAGAAGCTGATAAGAAAGAAATTAGAGATGATATTAAAGACATCAAGAGGAGCAATGAGCAAATTCTAATATTATTACAAAATAAAGAAGATCGTAAATAATGGCAAAAGCAGTAAGAAAAAAAGCAGAAGAGTCAGAAGGCTTAAAGATAGGAGCTAACCCGTTACCTATTTCATTCAAAGAGTTTAGCAAGAATCCAGTTGTTGGAATGTTATTTTTATGCATCTGCGGTATCAGTTACTTGTATATAGACAACGCAAAGCGTAACGAAAAGCAAGACGAAAAGATAGGTGCTTTGTACGAAATGGTGCGCAAAAGTGATAGCAGTAATGCAGCGAGTACCGCTCGTTTAGAAATGGCAGTAGACCTAAAAGCACTTAAAAGCTTCAAGTAATGCGTTATTTTATATTCATAGCTTTGTTAGGTTGTGGCACCAAAGCCGATAACCAAATCAAAGAGTTGCAAGACAAAGTAAAACAAAGCCAATTGCAAAGTGAAACGGCGCAAGGGGTGGCATCTGAGGATAACAAGAAGGTAATTACAAAAACCGTAAATACTATTGTTACGTTAAAAGAAGAAGTTAAAGAATTAAAAACAGAACTAAATGAAGTTAAGGCTAAATTGGACTCTGCTAATTCTGTTGATACTAATAGCACCAAGTTTCAGCTTCGCCCAATACGTTAAGAAGATAGGCGGCGAGGAAAAGATTGTTATTAGTAGAGCAGAAGGCGAAAAGATAAACGCTGCGTTTGATAGCGTGAGCAATTTAGTTACATTAAGAGAAGCTCGTATTGATAGTTTAATTAGGGCTAACATCAAGACAAGGGATAGCTTACGCATTGATTTATTTGTGGTAAGAGATAGTTTAAGCACACGCAATAAAATAGCAAACGATACGTTAAACGACTATCGTAATAGATATTATAAAAACATCGCGATTTACGAGAAGTACGAAAAGGCAGTAGATTTTGAAATAAAACTACATAGGCTTAATTCTGTTTTGTTTGCTATGCTAACATTATTTCTATACTCACAAATAAATTAAAATGAAATTAGAAGCGTTATCCAAGAAACTTCCGGCAAACGTAATGGAAGAAATACCTTTAATCATTGAGAAATTTAACATAGATGGTCCATTAAGATTATCTCATTTCCTTTCTCAATGCGCTCATGAAAGCGGTAACTTTAAGTTTGTAAAAGAAAACTTGAACTACTCTGCTGATGGGCTTCGTAAGATTTTTCCTAAGTATTTCCCAACTTTAGAAGCAGCAGAAAAATATGCAAGACAACCTGAAAAAATTGCTAACAAAGTTTATGGTGGCCGCATGGGTAATGGTGATGAAGCTAGTGGAGATGGTTTTAAATTCAGAGGTCGTGGTTATATCCAGCTTACTGGTAAGGATAATTACGCAGCGTTTGATAAATTTGTAGATGATGATATTATGGCTAATCCTGATCTAGTGGCTACCAAATATCCACTTACTTCTGCTGCCTTCTTCTTCCATAAGAATAAATTATGGGACGTGTGCGACAAAGGGCATAGCCATGATGTAGTAGTTGCAGTAACAAAGCGTGTAAACGGAGGAACCCATGGTCTTGATGATAGAAAGGATAAGTTTAGTGTATTCCATAGTACCTTAGCATAATGCCAAATCAACATACAGGCCCAACAGTTAAGAATAAAATAATCAGGGAGCTTTTATTAGCTTTCCCTAATAGTTCTAAAGCTAATTTGGGTAAGATAGCATTTGAAAGATATCCTCATCTGTTTGATAGTCCAGAAGTTGCTAGAACAATGATTAGAACTATTACTGGCGCAATCGGTGGGAAAAATAGAAAACTCACAAGAAATATGATGGACCACAAACCACAACTACCTCCTTCAAATTGTAAGGAAAGAGAATTTCAAATTCTACCAAAAGAGTGTAATAACATTCTTTGGCTTTCTGATGTTCACATACCTAACCAAGACAATGAAGCTATTGAATTAGCCGTTGAATATGGTAAGAAGAATGATGTAAACTGCATTGTTCTGGGAGGTGATATATTGGATAACACTCCATTTACAAGCCATGATGCGCCACCGCCCGGACTTGATGATGTAAGAACATGGTTCCAGTATGCAAAACAATTTATAGAATATCTAAAATATCAATTTCCAAAAGCTAAATTCTATTGGATTGAGGGCAATCATGACGCGTGGATTAAACGCTATTTAATAAAGAAGGCTCCAATCTTATTTAGTGATGAGTATTACCACTTGCCACAAAGAATGAAACTTGATGAGTTGGGTGTTAAATTCTTTGCGGAGCATGTAGTTTTAATGGCCGGTAAGTTGCAGATGCATCATGGTCATACTATGATTCGTGGAGTATTTGCCCCAGTAAACGCAGCAAGAGGATTGTTCTTACGCGTTAAATCAAATGCAATTATAGGCCATGTGCATACCACTAGCCATCACGTTGAGAAAACCCTGAAAGGAGAAACAATTGGTACATGGTCAGTTGGTTGTCTTTGTACACTAGCTCCTGATTATGATCCACATGGCACAAAGCACAATTTAGGATTTGCCCATATTTTAGTAGAAAAGAATGGTAACTTTAAAGTTAACAATATAGCTATTCATGAAGGAAGGATTATCTAAAGTAGACCACCCAGCACATTATAACGTTGGAAAAATTGAGTGTATAGACGCAATTGACGAAGCAATAAAAGGGTTGGACGGAGATGAAGCATTTGCCATTGGCAATGCCATAAAGTATTTGTGGAGGTGGAAGCGTAAAGGAGGGAAGGAGGATCTAAAAAAAGCAATCTGGTACATAGAAAGAATAATCAACAATCCAAATAAATGAAATTCCCTATAGATGATAAGTTTAAGCCGTTTATCAATTCTGTCAAAAGGCAATGTAGGGAGTATAAGATAGAGCTTGTCTTATCGCCAAGCAAAAAGGTTGTAGTAACTGGTGACTTTGAAACAGAGTGCGGTGGTTACTTTGACGGAGATGATAAAGTTCTGGTGGTTGCTTGTGGTAAGCCATTTGCCATGTGGTCCGAAATATTAGTACACGAGTCCTCTCACATGGATCAATGGAAATCAGATGAAAGGTGGGATAAATGGGGTACATCATGCGGTAATATGTGGGCATGGCTCTCAGGAGATAAGATTATGAATAAGAGTCAGGTGTCCAAGATGCTTGATGACATGATAGAATTAGAAAAGGATTGTGAGATGAGAGCGGTGGAAAAGATAAAGAAATGGGGGTTGCCAATTAACCTATCATTGTATACCCAAAAGGCTAATATATACCTTTATAGCTATGGTCTAATGGATAAGTTAAAGAAGTTCCCTACTGATATTTACAGAGATCAAGTTCTAATAAATATGGCTCCAACTACTTTCCAAAAAAGCTACAAAAGAGTGCCAGAAAAGATAGCCAAGCACATGATTCAGTTTTATTCCAAAAAATAATTTTTTAATTTAATTAAGTCGGTTAACTTTGGAAAAAAAATACATGAAATTAAGGTTCATTTGCGCTCAACCAACCTCACTTTATTATGCATGGCAAGTAGAAGTTATGATAAATAACTTTATTGAAATGGGTATCAACCCCAACATGATTGATATTGTTTGCTGGAAGATTAACAATGTAGTACCAGAAGAATGGAGCAAACTAGCGGCTAATTATCCAGCTCGTTTCTTTTTCTATGAAGATACCAGACAAAGCAGACATTACATATCCTCAATACGTCCAAACATATTAAAGCAGCATTTTGAAGCAAATGATTACTTGAATGGTGAAGCTATTCTTTATCACGATTGCGACATTGCGTTTACAAAGAAAATAGATTGGGAGCAGTTCCTACAAGATGATAAGTGGTACGGATCCGATTGTCGCTGGTACATAGGACATAGCTACATATTAGGCAAAGGCCAAGACGTAATAGATAAAATGTGTGAGATAGTGGACATACCTGAATCACTCATAAAAGATAATGAACTAAACTCAATCGGAGCGCAGTACCTGATGAAAGGTATTGATGCGCAGTTTTGGGCGGACGTTGAAAGAGATTGCGAAAGATTATTTTATGAAGTAACGCACCTCAATAATCAAAAGAAGCAATTAGATCCAACTCATCATGAGTTACAGATATGGTGCGCAGACATGTGGGCGGTTTTGTGGAACGGCTGGAAACGTGGAGCAGAAACCATTTGTCACCCAGAACTAGAATTTTCATGGGGTACAAGTACCGAAGCGGATTGGGATAGATTAAATATATTTCACAATGCCGGTGTTGTTACATCTGCCGGTGGCTTATTCTATAAAGCAGAGTACATGAACCAGTTGCCTTATAGTGCAACATTAGATATAAAAGAAGGTACTGCCAGTAAAAAATATTGGGATATAATACAAGAAACAGCTAAAAAATCGGTTTTAATATGAAAATAAAAGCTTTCATAATAATGTATAATAGGTTGACAATACCTAAAAAATTAGCTGAAAATTTAGCTGATACTGGATGCGAACCGATTCTTTTGGACAATTCATCTACTTATCCGCCATTGTTAGAATGGTATAAAAATTGTCCTTTTAAGGTGCATACTTTCAAAGATAGATACGGGGAAAGGATTTTTTGGGATTCTAAATTGTTTAATGAATACAATGATGAGTATTATATTGTAACGGATCATGATTTAGATATTTCTTCAGTCCCATCGGATTACGTTGATAAATTAATAAATGGATTGGATAATAAAAATATCACCAAATGTGGTTTATCTTTAGATATATATGATTTGCCAGATACCGAATATGCTAAAGCCGTAATTGGATGTGAATCAAAATACTGGAATGATAAAGATTATTTAGGTAATTATATAGCTGGTGTTGATACTACATTTGCAATGTATGATAGGAAAAGGCAAACAGAAGGGTGGGATTGTGGAGATAAATTTTATTATGGGAGTAGGCTTCCTCAACCTTATACTGCTAAACATCTTCCTTGGTATTTAGGTGAAAATTCATTAGAATTAGATGATGAAGAAAAGTATTATCATACAGGTTGTACTAATTTTTGGTCTTTAGTATACAAGAGGAAATATAATATAGATATATGATTATAAATAAAGCAACATACGGAGGTCAAGATTGTACCCAATTGATTAAGGATAAAATAGTATCGGATAAGCTCGTGGTAAGAGCTAATAATGATATTATAGGGGATCCAGCAGTTGGTCATGTTAAATATCTGGAATTGGATATAGACGGCAATATCTTCAGCATTAGAGAAGGTAGTGTGTTTGTATACCCTAAGTCCAAAAGTAAAAAATTGGGTATATTCTATTCCAACAACAACAACAAAAATATATGGCCATCAATATACAAGTCATTAGATACAATTAAGCAAGCCAGTAATGGAGTAGCAGACATTGTAACTTGTATGTGGGAGCCTATGCCGGAAAACCCATTCTACCAAGTTAGAAGCTGGTATCAGTCCCAGTCGCATCTTAATCAGTTGCTCCAAATTATGCAATGCCTTTATTCTGCAAAAGAAACTGGCGAATATGATTACGTTTCTTTCCTAGAGCATGATGTAATGTACCCAAAGGGTTACTTTGATTTCCCTGATTTTGATAGAGGCAGCGTACTTACCAATATGAATTACGGAGGTCTTTGCATTGATGGGTGGCAAGAGAGAGGCCAAAATGATGAGCCGTTTCACCAAATGACCATGAGATTTGACGATGCCATTGAGCATTGCTTAGCCATTTTACCCAATGCTTTGCGTACTAATAGCGGTATGATTGAAACTCAAACAATGAATAGAAGCCGATGGAACTGCGAAAATCAAGCTATCCATATCAACCATGGCATACATTTTACCAGCCATAATTCAATATATCGCAAAGATAATTTATCTTTAACTCATAATTACTGGGGTGAACACTCCGATTATACCAATTTATTCGTATGAACAAGTTAAAAGAAATATTCCTGTCCTATGCAGCTTCTATGAATCCAACAGAGGAAGAAAGTCAGCTTGCTCAAGAAAGGCTCTTAACTTGTTTTGATTGTGAACACTGGGTTCAGGGTACATTACGGGACTATTGTGAAGTATGTGGCTGCACAACAAGTAAAAAAGTTTTCTCACCAAAAGGGGCAGAGGGTTGTCCAAAAGGCAAATGGCAAAACTGATGAAAACGTACCGCATATTCTTTGAAAAGGAAGGGACCAAAATGACTAAATTGGTTTATGCCGTTTCAATGTCTGATGTGCTACAAAAATATAAAGACCTGAAGATACTATCTGTTATCCAAATTGACCTTGCGCCTCCAGAAGATGATGATAGTGATTAACTCCTTTATTGCAAAGGAAATTATAATTGTTCCGTAAAGTAAAATGAAAGCTGGTATGCCAACTAAAAAGAAAAATAAAATTTGAAAAATACCAGTTAATTTTTTCATGTTTTTTGTTTTTAGGTTATTTGATTTGTTACAATAACTTGTTTTATATAGGATAAAATTCCAAATTTATGTGCATTTTATCGCACATTATAGTAGTATTACTACCTTTATTTGTTTGTTTCTATTATATCGTAATAAAATGAATTGGTATCTTCTGCAACCCACCTATCCGATTGGTTTTCTACGGAAGGAAGTTCAGTGTCTACCTTAAACTGCTTTAAATCATCTGGTAGGGGCTTGGTTACAAAATTAGAGTCCTTCCAAAAGATCCTATTGTTAGGCATACACAACAAATATCCATCATCAGATTCAAGCAAATGACCGCACTTGTAGTCGGAAGGTTCTTTGCTATATGGATTGTTATACCAGTCAATAGTTAAGATATATGTAGCCCATACCTTACTGCCATCTCTTAACACTACTTGTGCCTTATGGAAGGCTAAAAACTCGTACTCAACAACTGCTACATTCTCACTAAAACAATCCCATAATTGCTTGTAATAGAATGGTATATCGTTTGTCGGAACTTTGGTATATATTTCTGATATTGGAACTCTACTTCTTAACATACCTGAATCGGTTAATACATGGAACGTAACTATCTTGCCGCCTACTGATTGAATCCCAAATACATAAACATTGTAGTATTCATTGGTATCTTTGGGGTCTTTTGTAAAGTAGGACTTCTTTACTAATCCTTTAAAGCTGGGTATGCTTGAGTTCAATTTCATATTGTTTCTGGTTTGTAGTTATCTACGTCAAAGTAACCAGCAGGTGTTTTATGCTCATGCCTTCTACCTCTTTTCTTTAATGGCTCATATCCCATTGATTTATAGTATGTCAATATCTGCAAATAAGTTAGGTTGATATTGGGTATCATCATGGATATTGGCTCATTTTTATGGTTGTTGTCTATGTATTGCTTTTGTAGGTCGGTCATTTAATTTTTTCTTTTAGTTCTTTAATAAATTCATCACGTTGGCTGATGAGATATTTTTCCCTATCTATTAGGCGCTGCCTTTCTTCCTCTGTAAGTTTCAGGATCAAATCTTCTTTGGCTTTAATCATAGTTTTATACTCATTCATTTGACCGGTAAATAGGGTATTTTGGTAATACATTATACCTACCAATAACATAATGGTAAAAGATTGTTCCTTTAACTTACTGAGAAAGGTATCTGCGTAATTACTTGGTTGTGTTTTTCTCATAGTATTTTTCTAAATAATATTTTTCAATGACTGCTTTGCGCCATGTCTTGCTATGCCCGTCCTCATCAAAAGCATATTCCATGGCCTCGGCTATCATAGATTTCTCCTCATTATATAACCTATCAAAGTTATCTAATAACCATGAGTCAAAATCATTTTGATTACGGAAACTTCGTGCTTCCATTACTTGTCTAATTGGTGTCATGTTTGTCATAAAGGCATTGGTTTTACTACTAAATAAATTTTTCTTGGTTCATAGGGTTTGCCTAACCTTTGCAGCCATTCCTGAATAATTTTACTGCGGTGGCTTTTACCCTTAAATTGTTTCGTTGCATACAATTCATCATTTACCCATACCTCAATTATCCCTGACGATTTGAGTTCCTGACGTTTGCTTTGCATTATATCCTTCTCCGGTGCTGGTTTCCTCATAAGACAATAACTTTTCCTTTAAGTATCTAACTTCATTTTTTAACAATTCTATCCTCTCCTTCAGGTAGTCATTCTCCATTTGGATCATGGCGGACTCGGATATTTGGTATCTATTACCCATTAGATTAATAACATGGCCTCCTTATCCAAGTAAGCGGTCAATAACTGGCTTTCTTCCCCATATATATCTGCCTCAGTCATTCCGTCTTTAGCTAATCTAAATTTATAAAGGCCGATAATTACTTCACAAGTTTTTAATTGCTCTAAGTTGGTGCATGAGTTAATACAATTGATTACCCATTCTAAGTTTGTTTTCATTTAATTTGTTGGTTTATTTGTTACTAAAAATTTGCATCTACGGTCAATACATGTACCTTGCCTACCCTATTGTATTTTAATACTTCGGGTAATGGCATATTGTTTTTAATTCGGTACATAATAGCGTGTCTTGTTAATGGTGTGTCGGGGTACTTCCTATTCTTCCTGAAAAATTCAGGGTTTACTTTACTGGCATATTCCAATACACTAATTTGCTTAGTTTTCATCTTTTAATCTATTATATTCATTTACTAATCTAACTAATTCCTTATAGTCGTTGGTTTCTGCAATTTTAATACCTAATTGGCGGAGTTTTTTTCTCTTTTCTTTTTGTTCTTGTGAAAAATAATTCATTATCATCTTAATCATCTACTTCAATGGCTTTAAGGGTTTCAAAAATAGGCTCTAAATTCTTGCGGATTTCAATTTCTTGAAACATTCGTTCTGCTTTTTCTAGGTGCATAGTCCAGCTATTTTCTAGCGAATAGCCGTCCTCTTTGCGAATAAAATACCATACATCTCCGTTTACTTCGGTTTTCTTTACTAATTCATACTTTGTCATTGTTAATTGGTTTTATTGTTTATTAATTTGTTGTTGTTCTATTTGGTTTTCGTATTCGTTTCTTAATTCCCATTCTTCATTGTCAATAACTTCCCAATCGCAATGTTCTTTACATTCGGGGCATAATTCATAGTAAATTTCACTTTCGTAATTGCAGCATGTTGTTATTAGCATAATTCATTGTTTTTAAAATTCATAAATTTTTGTTTCCTTTCTACATTTTACTTGCCAATCGTGGTTATTTAATTCCTGAAAGCCAAAAGTCAATTTGCTATCAATCTTTTTAATAACCAATCCTTCATACATATCTGTCTTAACTATGTCTTTATACAATTCAGCAAAGCCAGTCATATATGTAGGTGCTTTGTATATGTTGTTTAGTTTAGTTAGGCATAAATGCTCGTATATTTCTAACCCATTTTCGGTTATTCTGCCTCTATCACAAGGGTACGTTTCCTCAAGTAGCTTTACTCTTGCCAAAAGATCATCACCGACTAAATACTGGTCTGCCCAAACTAAAACATCCCATATAACAAATTTGTCTTTTTCCTTGATACCATTCTCCCCTAATTTACCTTTGTTAAGATATTCCCCAGTATATACATACCATTGCTCGGATTGTGCTAATCCCTTAAAATCTATATCAGGACTATACCGAGAAATAGGTTGCTTGTGTCGGTTATATACATAAACATTAGTTCCATTTGTGAAAACTATGCAACAAGTACCATTGTACTTTGGTTGCACTACATATTCTCCATTGTCAAATGTATCTAAATCTTTGGGCGGTATCTTATATTCAGGTCGGGGTGGGTATATGTAATTAAAGTTTAAATAAGGGATCATAAAAAATATTTATCAAATATTGAATTAAATACACTTTGTTTGTTGGATGCTTCACTATTAACTTCTTCAGCAAATTCTTCCCATTGCTCATCATCTATTCTTATGTTCCACTGGTCGGCTAATGATTGCCACATCACTAAAAAATCTTCCATATCTAAATATGGCAAATGATTGTCTTTAAACATCACATACATTGTGTCCCTTAACATTTGGTGTTGGCTTGTTTTCTTGTTCATTTTATTATTTTTTAAGTGCTACAATGGGGTTGATTAGTTCAAATATTGCCTCTGGACTATCATATTGCATAAGCCTATCAATGCTGCCTTTTGCTACCGAAAAGGTCTTTTCTCCACTAATAAGATTTCCCTTGTCTAAATCATCTATATCGGGGCAATTAAGGATAAGTTCACTTAATACTGCACCATATTTCTCAACAAGGTCTGCATTAAATTTATACACTACATTCTCAGCTAATAATCCATCATACTGGGATAAGATATTTGCTTTGTTTTCATCTACAATAGTGTATTTGTCCATGCATATAAACATACATGAATTGCCAGTATCATCTTGAATTTTAAAATTATCGGGTGTGCTTTTTTGTTGGCGGTATTCTTTCATAAATAAGTCCTTGCCTACGTTTTTAATATCTCCCTCAATCATTTTAAGTTCCCCAGTGGCGGAGTCAATAAGTTGCTTGAGTTCGGAGTACCTTTGGACTTTACTCCCCAATAATGGGGCAGAAATAACCTTTTTATCGGTTTTTTTGGTTGTTTCTTTAACTTTAGTTGCCGTTGCGAATAGGTTTGTGGTTGTTGTTTTCATTTTCTTTTATGTTTTTGAAAATTAAAGGTAGAATAATTAATTTAATTAAAAAAATATTTATGCAAAAGGATTTACATCAATGGGGTAAAAATCTTCATCTTCAATTAAGATCCCAGTATCTTCGTACTTCCATAAGCCTTTATTGATGTCATAAATAACCTTCTTATCTTCTTCATCAGTAAAATAAGGCTCACCTTCTTGTAGTTCTATTTCTCCATCAATCCCAGTCATTCTACCACAAAAAGCGTGTGATTCTTCATCAAATACAAGTTCAAATTCTAATTCAGGGTACATTGGGATAATTTTTTCAAACCAATGTAGTGGTGGTCCCCAAGCGGTATTGAAACTAACATTAAAAATCTCCTCACTTAATTCTTCAATAAGGGTACTACTTGCATCCCATTTTGTTCCCCAATTATCTATATGCCAATCATACCAATCTACTGCACCATATAATCGTACATTTTCAGCCATACGTTCTTTATACTGGGTATCATCTTCTCCCTCTAATTTTCTCAATGGGGATGTGTTTCCTTCCAATGCTTTAGGCAAAGGATGTAAGATATTAAAGGTAAATCTACCTCTTTCATCTTCATAAAAATTGTTTTCACTATCTACTGGTATAATTGTTTTACTTACAAAATCTGCAAGTATTTCTTTTTCTCCACTTACGCAAAGTGAATTGTAGCACCAATTTGGCATAATTTTTAGTTTTAAATATTTGTAATTTGGTTTAAATGACATAATTCAATGGCAATAATGCATTTCTCCATCAATGCAGCTTCAAATTCCATTTCAGTATTTATGAGGTGTTCGGTATGATCCTCGTATACGGCATACAACTCAAAATCTTGAGATTGCCATAAACTTTTGGCTATATCGGTAACATCAAGCCATAAAAAATCATCATAGGTTTTTAATACTTTCATAATTACTGGGGTTTAAATTGTTATTATATCAATGTTTTCCATAGTGTAAAAATCAACTAAATTGTTAGGGTAATAATCTTTTAATGCCCATACTAATCCTTCGTTATCATAAAAATATTCTTCACCTTCCTTCCTTTCTTTTTCTACAATAGGGGTAACAATGTCTTTTATTTCATCATCCGTTAAATCGGTTAATATTAAAAAATCTTCTTCATCCCAATAGGTTGTTTTTAATCTAACTAATCTAATAGTTTCTTTTAAGATTAATATTTGTTTTACTGGTTCTTTTTTGGTTAAATTTTCCATTTTACTATTTATTTAATTTAAAAATTATTAATGAAGAAGTAAATAATTAAGATTAGCTCTTAAAGAACTTTTTTCTGCAAATTCTTCAATATTTTTGTATGCACCCCCATATGAATCAGCAGATTTAAAACCTTGAAAATTTACATATTTTTCAATTCCTTCTATTTTACTTTCAAAAGTTTTGTAAAATGTTTCATTTATTGCTCTAATAGTAATCCCGTATTTACTTGTTTTATTTTGATTTGCGTAATCTATTTTGTCAATATAAATACTAATTCCACTTAAATTATGTTTGGCATTAAATTTATGATTTGAGTTTTTAAATGCTATCAATCCATAATCAAGTAATTCACTATTAAGTTTATTAATAGCATCATCTACTATACACAAGAAATTTTTAAAAAAAGCCTCATTATGTAATTCAATAGTTTTTCTTAATTCAAGGTCATTTTCTTTTTGCTCTACTATTTCATTTAATTTAAGCAATGTGCCTTTTTTCAATTTCTTTTTTTCTTCATTAATCTTGTTAAATTCACTGGTAATTTCTTCAATGATTAATTGTTGTTTTTCAGTTAAATTTTTCATTTTTGTAGTTTTTTAATTTAAAAATTGTTGTGGTATATTCGTATTAAGTAATTTATATCCATTTTTAGCGTACTTATCCAAGCTATCCTTGAGTGTTTTGATGAAAAAATTAGGATCTTCAGTCCATACCTTGCTTAATGGCACTTTAAAGCCTATAATTCGGTAGCTATAATCATTCCCTATCAATATACCTTTTTCCATTTTTTTGGTCAATTTAGCCTTCTCTTTGGCTTTTAAATGCTCCTCAAATAGATTATCCAAGTAATGCTCTAAATTCATATTAATAGTAAATTTTTCTCCTTGACGTAAATGGCTATCATAAATTACTGGGGGTAGTGTCTTACAATATTCTTCCATCTCTTGTATTACTTTATATTCTACATTAGGGATGCGGTTGTAATTTGTACATCCACCCTTCCCATCATTTTCGCAATAGCCTACTAATTTTCCATTGAGGTATATATTTGCCTGAAAACAATTTGTTTCCTCGCTACCCCATTCGGAGTACTTGATGTTTTTTAATTCAATTTTCATAAAATTTAATTTAATTTTTTACTTTTTTAAGATTAAAGGGTATGCAGTCAAGGTAAAATTCAAATTCATAGCCATAAATAGCCATTTCTTTGCCCATTTTAATAAGGTCGGTATATTGTATACCATTTTCAATTTCAAGGCTATTATAGTGTCTTAAAATGGCTTGTACCTTTTTGGGTAACTTGTTTGGTGTTTCAAATAAATCTTTGTTCATTTTATTAAATTTATATTGACAAATAATTTTCCCAATAGTAGTTTTCCATTTCAATTTTTAGGCTCTCTTTCAAGCCTTCAATCTTATTAAGTACTGGGTATGGGTTTTTTACTTTCCCTTCTTTTAAGCGGTTGTTTAGTGCCTTGATTTGGCTTTTAATCTTGTTGATTGTTTGGATGGGTGTTACTGCTTTTTTCATATAACTTAATTTTGTGTAAAATAAAGATTAATTTAATTAAATAACAAAAATATTTTTACTGGCTTAGTGCAATGTACAATTCATCAATTTCCGCTTGGAACTCTGCCCACTTATCTTCCCACTCTTTGTGGTTGTCAGTTCTTCCGAAATCAATCCAATGTTTTAATAGGTTGGTATCTACTTGGTAATCCTCTGCCATCCTTTCAATGGTCAAATAATTGTTGTAAAAAATCAAATAAATTTCTTCAAAAGTCATTGTTTCTAATTTCATAAAATAGGTATTAAATTTTAAAAAAAAAGGCAGTTTTAGAGGTCTGCCCACTCTTACTTACTTACTAAATAAATTAAAAAAGATAATTTTTAACTGCTTTTAATGTTTTAAAAGTAATTGCTCCAATGATGGCAAAAAAAGATCCTACGCAAAGGGTTAAATTAATTGCATAAAGGATGGGCAAAAGTGCGTTAATTGTTTCCATTTTTAAGTTTTTAAAGGTTATCGGCTAAGGTTATTAGTAAAAATAAAAGGACAATTAAAAGGGCGGTTTTAGTATTTTTTTGCATTTTCTTGAGGTTGTTTGTAAAGTTGTTCGGGTTTAATGTCTTTTAATGCTTGTTTTATTATATTTTCATCAGTAAACGTACCACCGCTAAAAAATAGGCTATAAACTGAAACGCTGCGGGGTGTTGGTATCTGCAAAAAATTATCTTTTATGAATTGTTTGCACCTTTCAAGTTCTTGTAAATTTTCCATTTTATTAGTTTTTAAGGGTGTTTTAATGTTGTTGAAATACTGAGCCATCAATAAATAAATAATCATTGATAAATAAATCTCTTGCAAAACTTTCATAATCAAAGTAATATCTTAAATGATGCGGTATTTGGTCAAGGTCGCCAGTTTCTGCCAATAACTGCTCCGCATATTCTTGCTCGTTATCGTATTCTCCCATGTAGTAGCTACTAAAATCTTCGGGATTATATCCATAGGATACAAACTTTTCCAATGCTTCGGTGTTACTTGTTCCATTATATGCCTCTAAATAATCCCAAAAAGAGGCAGTTAATCCGCTTTCGCTTATATATTTACTTGGGATGCTTTGCCAGTCCTGAAACATAAATTCTGCATCTTCCTCTAAATAATGGATGGCACTGCATAACTCGTTGAAATCTTCTTCGTCCTTTATTAATGTTAAATCAATCCAAGCACCAAAAAGGCTGCCTTCATTATACTTGCCATAAGTTCCTACATATACCGCCATTTGGTCGGTAATTTTTGATTGAATCGCTGGGTGTGTTGTTGTTAGATTTTCCATTTTTTTTTGTTTTTGGGTTGCCCCGTTGTTAATTAATATGAGTGCAATTTAATGTACCTTTATGTAAATTAGAACAATCAAAATGAGGTTTAACATAACATTAACAAATAGATCCTTTTCATAATATGAT